ATGACCCGCACCGACCCGCCCAACCCGACCGACGGCCCGGCCCGGCCGCCGCTCACCGGCGCCGAGCGCGCCCAGCTCGACAGCCACCTGCGCGAGGCGAACAAGGGCACCGCCCTCGCCCGCGAAGCGGACCCGGACAGCCGAGCGTTCCCGGGGCTCCTCACTCAGGCCGCCGCGGAGCTCGACGCCGCCCGGCGGATCGTCCACGGCCCCGACGACACCGCCGCGCTCGCCATCGCTGGCGTCCTCGCGCCCACCGACGACGACCGGATCACCTGCGCTGCCGCCTACGTCGGCCACGGCGACGACACCGACGTCGACCCCGAGGGGATCGGCGCCGCCCTCGACGTGTTCGCCGCCCGGCTCGCCGAGCGTCTCCCCGCCAGCAGCCCGGCCGTGCTCGGCGACACCGACCGGGACGCGATCGCCACCGCCCTCGTCACCGCCATGGGCAACGCGGAGTACTCACCCCGCGGCATGGCCGCCGCCGCGGTCCGCGTCGTGAACCGGCTCCTCGCCGACCGGGCACCCGAGCTGGCCCCGCCCGCCGCGTCCTCGCCGCTCGTCACCGACAGCGGCCAGCCCGCCCGGCTCGTCATCCGGCCCGAAGACGTCGAGGTCGCCGAACGCGCATGGCTCAGGGGCGGCATACAGGGCGCGCTGGAGTCCTACGCCCGCCGCATCGAGCTGGGCCTGGCCGTCGGGACCACTGCCGAGGCCGACCAGTGACCGCCCCGACCGCCGTCGAGCGGGTCGCCGCGGTCGCCGACACGATGCAGGTCACCGTTCGCGACCGGGCAGCCGAGGCGCCGTGGGGCTCCGGCCTGACCACCCCGATCACCCGGAAGATCACTATCTCCGCGCTCTGCCCGGTCTGCGGCGGCCGTCGCGGTGAGCCGTTCGGGATCAACTCCTGCGACGACGGGGCCTACTACTGGGTGCAGGGCTGGAACAACCCGTGCGGCCACCGCGACATGTACGTGGCCGTGCTCGCCGAGGCGCGCGAGCTGGAGCGCCGGACGGGCGGTGCCGCGTGACCGACCCTCGCAGGATCGCGGAAATCGTCGCCCGCGAACTCCAGAACACGGACCACGAGGACATCGGCAACATCATCACCGGCAGCCTCGGGAACGTCGTCGAGTTCACGATCTATCCGCGCGACAGGTTCGGCGTGCTCCAGACGGAGGATCCGATCGTGGTGCACGCCGTGCTGCGCCACGGCCCGTTCGAGGCGACGGGCGGCTCCGCGTGACCCCCGAAGAGATGGCAGACCGGGCCGCCGACCTCGCCCAGGCCGCCGACCGATCGCAAGACATCGAGCTTGGCAACCACTACGCCCTCATGTCGCTCGCCTACTCGCAGGCCGTCGCCGCCAGCGCGCACGTTCTGGCGGTCAGGCTCGCCCGGGATGAGGCCGTTGCCGAGATCCAGCGCCGGACGGGTGGTGCCACGTGAAGACCGTCGTGTGGAAGCACCCACTCCCCGACGTCAAGAACCACCTCGACCTCACCCGCGGCGCGAAGATCCTGACCTTCGCCGAGCAGAACGGCGCCCTGTTCCTCTGGGAGGCCCACGACCCGAGCGCGGCTGGCGCGGTCGCTCGGGCGTTCGAGGTGGTCGGTACCGGCTGGCCGGCCGACGTCGACCCGGTCCGGTACATCGGCACCGCGCAGACGCGCGGCGGGTTCGTGTTCCACCTGTTCGAGACCACCGACCTGGCCGACGGTGCCGCGTGATCGACCTCGACCCCACGCTGCACCACCGCCTCGCCCGGCCGGTCGATCCGGCCCCCGGGCGCAGCCTCACCGCCCGCGCGGCCGGCGGCCTCGCTGTCACCCTCGGCGGACTCGCCATCGGCATCAGCAGCGCCGTGATCGCCCTCTACGGCCTCGGCGCGGCGATCGTCACCTACCGGCTGTGGCCGCTGTGAGCCGCTGGTGGCGCCACCTCAGCCCCGACTGGCGGGAGGCGATCACGGTCAGCGTCACCCTGCTCGGCCTCGCCGTCGCGATCGGCCTCGTCATCCTCGCCGGCTGGGCATCGCTCCTGCCGCCCGCCAGCTGACGCAAGACGGCCTCGGCCGTGGTGGTGGAACACCGCGACCGAGGCCTTGATCCCCATCCATCCCGACATCACCGGGAGCTCTGAGAACCCGTGCACACTGTCCTCGTTCGCACCGGCCCCCGTCAGGCACTCGCCCTGGCCATTGGGTTCGTGTTGCTTACCAGCCACCCCACGTTGCTCGTCCACGCCGGCGAGGCGGCCGCCCTCCTCCTGGCCGTCATCGCCGCCCGCCGGGCCTACAACACCGCCGCCGGAGTGTGGATGCTCGCCCGCGTCCACCCCGGCCGGTACATCGCCTACGGCGCGCTCGCCGCCTGGGCGCTCGTCGCCCTGTCCGCCGGTGAGACCAGCCTCGTCTACGGCACCACCGGGAACATGGCGGTGGCCCGCTGATGGCCGCCATCCACTCCTGCCCGGCCTGCCCGCTCTGCCAGACCGGCCGCAACCTCGCCGAGCTCGCACAGCTCCGCGACCGGCACCGGGACATCAACCACGGCAGCCTCAGCCGCAGCGACGACCCCGGACAGCAGGCCAGCCGATGAGCCCCGACGAGGAACTCCGACAGCTCCGCCGCCTCCGCTCGCTCGTCGTCACCGGCCTCGCCCTCGGCATCGCCGGCACCACCGCCGCCAACGTCCTCCACGCACAGAACAGCACCCCCGCCCGGATCATCAGCGCCTGGGCGCCACTCACCCTCTTCTTCGTGCTGGAGGTCATCACTCGGGCGCCCACCCCGGCCCGCTGGTGGCTCCGCCTCACCGTCTGGCTCGGCGCCACCGTGCTCGGCGGCGGTGCCGCGTTTGTGTCGTACCGGCACATGGTCGCCGTGGCCTCCCGCTACGGGGAGGACGGGACCGCCGCCCACCTACTGCCAGTCCTCGTCGACGGCCTCGTCGTGGTGATGAGCGCGTTCCTGGTCGACCTCAGCGCCCGCATCCGCGCACTCGCCGCAGCCGGTGCACCGGAGATACCCTCCCCTGCCCACCCGACCAGGCAGCCCGCCCCGGAGCTGCCCGCGGCCCCCGACAGCCTCGGCGACGGCCCGGATCCGATCAGCCGGCTCCGTTCCATCTCGATCGTCGGGGATGCGCATCCGCCGTACGGGGATACCGCATCCGCCCTCGACGACGACACGACCCGCGCCGAACGGCTCGACATCGCCGTCGAGGCATATGAGTACCTCCGCGGAGCCGGCGAAGTCACCCGCACGGCGTGGCTGGCCGAGTTCCGCCGCCGCGGCGGACGCGTCCAATCCGACGCGATAACCGGCCTGTGGGCAGACACGCAGGCACGCGGCGCCACCCTCGGGGACGCGGCACGACATGGGTGAGCCGGGCATCGCAGAGCAGGCGGCGGATGACACATCCCCCCGCGGACTCCTGGTCACAGGTCCGTGGGCCCGCGGCGAAGACCCGAACGCCACCCAACCGGATGCCACCCCCAGCGCATCCCGGATGTATCCGGAACGGTGGCGTCAGCGGCTCACCGAGTCCGCCGCCGAACCCGTGGCGCCACTGGTGTTCCGTGACCCCCGGCAGGCCCTCGCTAGCACGCGGTACGTCACATCCGAAGCGGCCCGGATGTGCATCCGCCGAGCCCTTCACCCCTGGGAGCTGGCGCGGATCCTCCCCCCCATCGGACGGGGCGCCTGGCGTGGGATCAGCCGCTGGTGGCGATGGGTCGCAGCCCACGACATCCGCGACGATCACATCCGACGTCCGGGCCTGAAGCCAGCCGGACGCGACGAGATCAGCGACAACCGGCAGTTCCGCGCAGCCATCTCCGGTGGCGTCCTGTTCGTCGCCAGCATTGGCGAGCTCGTCGGGTACCTCGTCGTCGGGGCGGAGGTCCCGCTGCTGTCCGTGCTCGCCGCATCCGCCATCGCAGGGACCGCCGGACGCGACCGGACAGCAGAGCGGACACCGGCCCTCGCCACGTCCGGCGCCGGGCTGCGACCCGGGATCCCCACCGGCGTCCTGGCCCGCCACGTCGTCCGCGGCCTCGAGGCGTCCCGCGTGACCGCGGAACCCGCCGCCCCTCCCGTCCAACACCGCTGGGGCTGGACCGTACCCGTCCTCACCGAAGACGAACTGACCGACAAGACCCTGCGCGCCCTCGAGCGGCGGCTACGCGCCCGCCGCGGGTCCATCACCCCGATCCCCGACCCGGACAACGCCGCCGTCACTGCGCTGCGGATCGTGCACACAGACCTACTCGGCCAGGTTGGCGGCCCCCCACCCCGCCCGCCGCTGTCGGGCAGCATCACTGAACCCGCAGACCTTGGCCGGGTCATGGACGGCGACCCGCTCATCCTCGAGCTGCTGCGCGTTCACGCCCTGTTCGTCGGCGGCACAGGGTCCGGGAAGAGTTCGGCGCTGTGGACGCTGCTGGACTGGCTCACGTCCTGCCGGGACGTGATCGTCTACGGCATCGACCTCACCGGCGGCCCCGTATTCCGCGCGTGGGGTGGCTGCATCCGCCAGGTTGCCACCGACGCCGACGCCGCCCGCGACCTGCTCGAGCGGTTCATCCGCCTATCCAAGGCCCGCGCAGACAGGCTCGGCGAACGCGCCGAACCACGGCCAGGAGGCCCGCCCCCAGGCGATGAGAACTGGGACCCCGCTGTCGACGGGCCGGCGTATGTGCTCGTCATCGACGAATACCCCGTGCTCGCTGACGCCCGCATCGACGGGAAACCCGCCCGCCTCGCGGACCTTGTCACCACCCTCGAGCGGATCGGCCGGAAAACCGCCACCCAGGCCATGCTCGCCGCGCAACGCGCCGGGAAGGGCGACCTCGGGAACACCACCGTCAAGGCCATGACCGAGGTACAGGGGCTGCTGCCCTGCGCGGCCGGCGACGTCGACATGCTCTGGCCCGGCCGGCGCTCCGAGGGCTGGCGGCCCGACCTACTCAAGGGCGCGTCCGGCCGGCGAGCCAACGACGCCGGGAAGGTGTACCTCAACGCCGCCGGGCACGACGAGCCGCGTACCAGCCGCTTCTACCGGCTCACCGTCGCCGAGATCCACCGCCGGGCCATCAAACGGATGGAAGCCGGCCTACCCGAGCCGGACGAGTACTCCGCCCGCGCGTGGGACTCCGGCGAGGACATCACCGACCTCATTGAACGCGACGTCCCGAAACTCCTGTCCGACCTGCTCGGCGCCCTCGACGTGCACCAGGTCGACGGGCTGCCGTCCGCCGCCGCTGTCGCCCACCTCGTCGAGGTCGACCCCGACGACTACGCCGACATCGCCGACCTACTGCCCGCCGCCGACGCCGGTCCAGACGAGACCCGGGCGGCCATGCAGCGGGCACAGATGGCACTCGCTCGACGGCTCGCCGTCCACGGCCTGTCCACCGCGCAGCTCGGCGGCCCCGGCAACCCGCGTGGCTACCGGCGAGCCGACATCCAGGCCTCGATCGATGGGACCTGGGACCCGCTACCAGCCCGCTCGTAAGCCGCTGCCGACCCGCTACCGGATAGCGGGTCGGCAGCAGGTCCACCGACCCGAATAGCGGGTCTGACCTGCGGATAGCGGGTCTAGCGGGTCCGCCATAGCGGGTCCGAACCACCCCCCCAACCCCGCCAGGAAACGGGAAACAGAGGAGAACGAGATGAGATTCCGTAAGCCCGCCGCCAACCCCCAGCCCACGGGGCCCGCGCCCCTGACGCCGGGTGCCGGCGACAAGCTCAGGGCCTGCGACCACTGCGGCCAGCAGGCGGTGACGATGCCCGACGGGCTGCACCTCACCTGGCACCCCAAGGTCGGGAACCCGGCCGAGGCCTGCCCCGGCTCGACGGGGGTCTGAGGCGATGGGACTGATCAGACGACTCGGCGACCGGATCGCCGGCGACACCGGCCCCACCCCGGCGGCCGACCGCACCCACTGCGGCGCCTGCGGCCACCCGTACACACCGGCCGACCCCGCGGTGTCCGTCTGCTGGGACGGCTACGCGGGCATGCGCGGCACCCACCGTGTCCACCGCTCGCACACCACCGACCCGGCCTCCGGCTACTACAAGGCCCGCTGATGGGCCTACGTGACGCGCTGCGCCGCGCGACCTCCGGCGCCTACGAGTCGCCGTCGTCTCGGACGAGCTGCGAGGACTGCGGACGGCCGTACACGACGGCGGCCCCGATGGTCCAGATCTCACTGACCCCCGGGGAGCCGCGGATGCGGGTCCACCGGGACTGTGTCCGGACGGTGCGCGACCGCCGGACGGCGGCGCTGCGGGCCGAGGTCACGGCGGCGGGCGCCCGCCTCACCCGGGCCGCCGAGTCCGGCGACTGCGGCGCATTCGATGCGGCCGTGGCGGACGGGGTTCGGGCGCGCCGCGCGCTGAAGGGGCTGGGCGGCTGACCACGGCGGCCCCGGCCGTTACACCCCCGCAACTTTTGCTCACCGAAAGTGCCCATCGCTACTACTCTGCGCAGCACAGATCACACCAACCGCACCCACTAGACGGGGAGAAACCATGGACACAGCGCGGGCGCGCGCGCACCCTGAGCATCACAACGACCGACCGAGGGGGCGCGCCCCCGGGAGGCACACATGCCACACGCCAGCCGCCGGGGCCTACTCGCCGCCGGCACCTTCGTCATCGCCGCAGGGGCGGTCGGACTCGTGACCGCCGACCAGATCGGCACCACCAGCGAGGAACGCGACCGCACCCAGCGCGAGCTCGACGCCGTCGCCACCCAGTGGGAACACCACGGCCCCCAGACCTCCCGAGCCCGGCTCTACGCCATCCAGAACCGGCTCGCCGTCGCCGGCCGACCCACCCGCGAATGGGCCGAACTCCAAGCCCTCGCCCTCGTCATGATCGCCGAAGCGGAGCTTGGCGCCGGGGAACCCCACGCCGCCGCCGACACCGCCCGGCACGCCTACGACGTCGCCCGACATGCTCGCCATCCCCTCTACCAGGCGCACGCCAGTCTCATCGCCGCCACCATCGCCGCCGACCGCGACCCCGACAACATCCAGCCCATCCGCAACCTGCACACCGCCGCGGTCAACGCCGGGTCCAGCGCCGTGTCGGTCGTCGCCACCACCCTCGCCGCGCAGTCCGCGGCACGACGCCGCGGCGACCCGAAGTCCATCGCCGCGACCCTCGCCCGCGCCGAGACGCTCCAAGAGCAGCTCCCCGCCGTCTCCGAATGGCCGTACTGGACCCCCGCCCACCTCCACGCCTTCGGCGCCCTGGCCCTCATCCGCGCCGGAGCGTTCGGGCAGGCATCCGAATGGCTCGCCACCGCCGAGCAGGAAGCTGACGGGCAGCCAGGGCTGGGTGTGGTCATCACCCTGTACCGGGCCCGTGGGCATGCCGCCGGAGGCGAATGGGACGCCGCCCGCGAGTACGCCGCCGACGCGGTCGGGCAGGCCGCAGCCCGCGGCGGGGCGGCGTGGCTGTCGTCGGGCATCGAGGAGATGGCCCGCGGCGCGACGGCGGCGGATCCCGGCTCCGCACCCGAGTGGATGCCGCTACGGGCAGCCGCGTCGGTCTGACGTGAGCGGCCCTGTCTCCCGGCGCGGGGGGACAGGGCCGAACATGATCGTATCGCCCGGATCGGCAACGGTCCGGGCGATCACCGACCTACTGAACATCCGCGACGACGCGACCACGGGGAGACAGCATGGCGTGGAATAAGCGGGGCAGCACCGGCGGCGGGGCGAGCACCGGCCGCGACGGTGTCAAACGCGGCGGGAAGGACGAGGTCGCGAAGACCAACGTGAAATCGGTCGAGTTCGCGGACTGCCCGACCTGCAACGGTGCGAAGGTCGTCGTCGTCGACAAGGTCGAGAGTGACGAGGACGGCCAGTTCACGGGCACGCAGGAGAAGAAGTGCGGCGCCTGCGGTGGCACCGGCAAGGTGCGGAAGAAGTAGTGGACGTCCCCGAGGCCGCGCGTGAGCCGGTTGTGCCGATGCTAGCGCTGGTCGCGTGCAACAAATGCCGGCGGCGCCGCGGCGCCCAGCTGCATGCGACGGGCAGCGTGGAGCCGATCCCGGAGCATGGGACCTGTCCGCACGGCAAGCCACTGCGAAAGGTGTGGGCGCCGGGCCACGGGCCCGGGTCGGAGCCACCCGAGGACTCCGGGTACGACCGGACCCCGCCTGTCTGACCCCGGACATGACGAAGCCCCGCCCGGGGGGTGGGACGGGGCTTCGTTGCAGATGCACCGGGAGGAGCACCTGCCCGCAGGCTAACGCGCACTCTCAGGCCCAGACACGACGAAACGCCGGCCACCCCGGGTGGGGTGACCGGCGCTCGCGCGTCAGGGGGGAACGCCCCCGCAGGCTACCGGGCGTCGAGCTTCGCCACCGGCGTCACCCGCTTCCGCGTCTCCCACGTCGTCCACACCGCCAGCACCGCACCGGCCAGACCGATGACCCACTGCTGGGTCGCATCGTCCAGCACCAGCACCCCCGTGCCGGCCAGCGCCAGCAGGACGTACTTCACAGCGTCGAGGATAAGTACGGGCTCGAACTTCACAGGGTCTCCTTCGGACGGGTGGACGGGTAAACACGGGGAGACGTGGCCTCCCACCAAGACCGGCGGCTATCGGCAAGCCAGGCACGGAACCGGCCAGCCAGACGGCGACGGCTCACGAGGTGCGCCCGGCGTAGAGCTGCCGCAGCCGTGCGCCCGACGCCTCCACGAACGCCACCAGCGCCACCGGATCCGTCGCAGCGTCGATCGCGGCGAGCATCCGATCGACCGTCAGCGGCTCGCCGACCGGCTGCTGGGCGAGGATCTGCTGCAACTGCCGACCCAGCGCGCCGATGCCGTCGGCTGCCGTCTTCGCCTGGTTGAACGTCGCCTGGGTCGCGCGGAGCGTCTCCCGGCTCGTACCAGCCCACGACTCCTGACCCTGCGCGGTGCCCTCGTTGAGGACCTTCCGTAGCGTCGGCTCGTCCATGTCGTCCTCCAGTTCGCTGGGTGGTGGGGTGGCCGGCTGGCCGAGAGCGGCGGCGAGGATGTCGCGGCGCCGGCCCGCGCGCAGGTCCCCCGGGCACGAGTGGCCACCCCACGCCGACCCGCCCATCCGATGCGTGCCGAGGCCGTAGCCGTTCGGGTCATCGGTGATCTGCGCCGGCCAGGCGAACACGTCCATGCCCCACCGGTAGATCTCGGCGAGACGCTGGACCTGCGCGGGCGTGTAGTCCTCGGCGACGTAGCCTTCGCACTCGACGCTGACCCAGAACCGGTTCCCGGCCGCCTGCGCCCACGCCCGATCGGTCAGGGACACGTACTGCTCGACGACGCCGGCCTTGGACACCCACAGGTGCGCGGACACCTGGCTCGCCGAGTTGGAGAACCAGCCGAACAGCGAACCGTTGCCTTCCGCGACGTGCGGGATCAGACCCCGGGTCGGGACGACGATCCCGCCGGCGGTGAAGTGCCGGTCGAGGGGCCGCCAGACAGCACCCGGGTACCGGGTCGGGTAGGTCACGGTCAGCCTCCCGTTCGCAGCGACCACCACAGCAGCCCGCCCGACACGGCCAGGCCCAGCACCAGCCCCGCCCAGAACCGCAGCCGCGCCGCCGCCGACTCGGCTGGGCGCCGGCCCTGCGCGCGCATCCACCGCGGCGCCGGCTCACCTGCCTCGGACCATGTCTGCCGCCGCCCGGCCGACCAGTCATCCGCCTCCCGCCACCACGGCGCGGCCATCACATCTGCCCCCCACCCAGCGAGCAGACCCGCACATGCTCATCCCGCCACGCCTCCAGGCGCACCAGCCGATCCGCCACCTCGTCGCGGGCCGTGACCCTGTCCTCCAACACCCGCAGCCGTTCCGCGACCGACGGCACCTCCCGCAGGCCGCGGATCGGATCCGCCGGCGTCCCGCAGACGACGTCCTCGATCGCGCCCAACTTGTGGAGGACACGGACGAGGGCGGCGGCCAGGGCGAGGACGGCCGCCGCGCCGACGGTGGCGCCAATCGACGCCAGCAGCGCGCTCACGATGCAGCCACCGTCACGCCCACCTGTCCCCCTCGACCTCGATCGGCTGCGGTAGCGACACCTCGACCGGTCGCGTGGCGACCCGGCCATCTCGCGTGCCCCGGCCACCTCGCCGGCCTGGCCGCCGGCGCCGTGGGATGTAGTCCCGCGACGGCGTGGATGTCGCGGCGGCGCCGACAGGCTGCCGCTCCGGTGCTATCGCCACGGGCTGCTCGGGTTCGGTCACGTCGTGACCTTCACGGGTCCCTCGATCAACAGGAAGTCGTTGACGGCCCAGGTGAACGGCGTGGTGGCGTTCCACTGGGTGCCGGACGGCCCGTAGATACGGTCGAGCTGGGTGCCGCCGCCGGACTGGAGCACGGCGCGCCCGACGTACCCGGCGCTGGCGCTGTTGTCCCAGGCGAACGCGGAGACGGTCTGGCGGTGGGCGCTGCCGTCTCCAGACAGGCCGCCGGGCAGGGTGAGGCCGAGCCCGGCCGAGATCGAGCTGGTGGAGCCGAACGTGAACTGGGCGATCAGCTCGGCAGTCTCGTTCCCGACTCGCCGCCACTCCCCGGCCCGCGTCCCGTTGCCGAGCGTGAAGTTCGTGAACGACGCGGTGAACGACTCCCAGTCGGTGAAGGCGTCCTCGGCGCGGATCAGGTCACCTGCCAGGACCACTGTCTCTCCTCAAAGTCCGTAGTAGACCGGCCGGAACAGCCCGACCTCGGCGCCGGCCCGGTGCGTCTTGACCACCCCGTTGACGGAGCGGGTGACCGTGAACGTCTGCGGGCTCGACGAGCCGGACACGCCGGTGACGGTCATCCGCTCGCCCGCGACCATCACGTCGTAGGGCAGGTCGGTGGTGYCCCACAGCGGACCCGACGGGGTGCGCACCGACAGCGACGTTGCCGTCGTTGTCACCGCTGACACCAGCCACGAGCCGTGCGAGGAGTACCGGGATCCGGCCTCCTCGTACAGGCCCACATCCCAGGGGGATGCGGGGGCGCAGTACCAGGTCAGCCGGCGAGAGGTGGCGCGGATCGTCTCGGTGTAGCCCTGGACGAGCTGGGCGACGTCGTCGGGCGGCTGCCCGGCCGGCGGGTTGGTCACCGCCAGGAGGTCGCCGACGTCGAGCGCCAGGGCGTCGGCGGTCAGGTCCGCGTCGGTGGCGAACACCTGCCGGGCGAGCTCGACGGCGATCCGCGGGTAGCGCGCTTCGTCCACGGTGCCGAGGTGCAGCCGCCAGCCGGCCTGACCGGCCGTCTGCGCGTCGGTCTCCAGGCTCAGCGACTGGGCGTCGTCGTACCGGCCGACGCCGACGGGTGGGGCCTGGACGGACAGCCGGCCCGCCTCGAGCGCCTGCCGGTTCGACGCCCCTCCGACCCTCGTGATCGAGATGTCGTTGCGAGTGCGCCGGTCGTCGTCGACCGGATGGAACTCGGACAGGTGGGACGCGGAGTAGTCCAGCTCGAGTGTCGGGCCGGAGATCGCGTCCTGGGAGTACATCGACGCCCGCGTCCGGTAGGCGATCCCGGCCCAGCCGCGCGGCTCGTGGAGTAGCCCTCCGTCCGCGTCCGCCGCCTCGGTCAGTAGGTCGACCAGGTTTTTCGGGAGTTGGTAGCCGAGCTCGGTGGTGTCGGTGACACTGCCGACGACGGCGACGGCGACGCTCTCCTCTTCACACAGTCGCGTGATCCGGGCGCCGGCCGTCTCGCCGCTGTAGGCGTTCAGTTCGTCGGATAGGTCGAACAGGTCGATGATCTCGTTGTGCACGCTGACATGGCCTATGGCGACGTCGTCCAGGAGCCGCTCATGGGACACGTCGACACGGAAACATGTCCCCAGCGTGGCCGAGTTCAGCGTGCCCACCCAGAAGTTTCCGACCTCCGCACCTACCTCGAGGGTGTGCATGAGCCAGTCGACGTTGGCGCCGTTCTGCTGCAAGCCGATCGAGACGCGCAGCAGCCGGCCGTTGACGGCGAACTGGATGGGATCGGAGTCGACGAGCGTGCCCAGCGTCGAGCTGTACGCGTACAGCCGCAGATCGCCGGCGCTGTTGACGGTCAGCTGCCAGATCACCGCGGTCGCGTTGCCCGCCCATAGCCGGATCACGGGCGCGGTGGAGGCCACCCCGCCCGCCGGGACGGCCAGCAGGAACCAGCACTGGAATGCGCCGGTGCCGGTGTACGGCGGGACGGTGCCCGTCCAGCTGGACAGTTTCAGGGTCGGGAGCGGCGCCGAGCAGCGGAACCCGGAGAACGCGGCGAAGTCCGGCTCACCGGCGATCGCCATCGCTGCCGCGCCGGGCAGGCCTGAGGCGATCGACGTCGCGTCCTCGCCGTCCTCGCATGGCCAGTACGCGACCGCCGCGGACAGGGAGGTCAGCCCGCGGCGCAGCGTGGACTGGAGCGGGCTGGCGCCCTGGCCGAGGCGGCGCAGGACCCCGCCCGCCTCGACCGGGACGTACACGTCCTGGCCGGAGATGTCCCAGGTGGTCGGCCAGTCGGCCACCTCGCCGGCGAAGCGGCGGTCCGCCGTCGTGATCTCGGTGGTGCCAGCCAGGTCCCAGACGTTGCCTTGGCCGTCGGTGATGCTCACTGCGCCGGTGGTCGCCACGGTCCAGTCCGGCGATGCGACGAGACTGCCACCGATGCCGTTACGGACCTCGGCGCCGTAGACGACTGCGTGCGCGGTGCCGGTGTAGTCCGAGCTGTACCCGGCGATCCGTACCTCGGCTGTGCTGTCGTAGATGCTGGTGGTACCGGTGTCGGTGACCGCGTCGCCGAGCTGGGTCCAGGAGCCGTCCAACGTGTCGGCGGTGTAGAACGTCGCGGTGCGTCCACCGGCACCGTTGTTGACGTCGAGGGTGACCCGGACCGCCTTACGGGTGTGGTGGGGTAGCGGCACGGCCTGCGTGGACGTCGCGGTCAGATCGTTGGTGCCATCCGCCGACCACGTCAGGTCGAGGGTGCCGGAGGGGTTGAGCGCGAAGAACCAACTCTGCTGACCCGGCAGGTGCTTGGCGCAGAACAGCGCGTATAGGCCCTGCCACGCCGGCAGCCAGACGTCGACCCGCAGGTCGAGGTCACCGGTGACGGACAGACCGGACGAGTCGCGGGTGAACGTGTAGTCGTCGACGGGCCGGTGCAGGTACAGGGCGGCGCTGTCGCCGGCGAGACTCACACGCACGGGGGTGTTCCGTCCGACCAGCCCGTAGTACGGGCCGGTCGGGTTGCGGGGCGAGAAGTCACCCGACCGGTTGTTCAGCTCGAATGTGAGCCGGGATGGCTCGGCGCCGCCGGACTCGCTCTGCCGACCTCGTGAGATCTCGACGGGGGCCCGTTCGTACACCGGCTCGTCGGTGACGTCGACCCAGTCGCGCATCACGACCGTGCTCCCGTCGATCGACCAGGTGACACTCTCCTGGTCGACGACCGTTTCGATGCCTGGGGCGAGGTCGGTCAGGTCGAGCGCGGCGACGCGCGTGCCCCCGATCCCCGAATACAGCTCGAACCCGTGGATCTTCCCGGTGAACGGCGCCGAGTCGGTGAAGATCACGGCGCCGTCATGGCAGGTGCCCAGCGTCAGGTCCGCGGTACCCGAGTAGATGCTGGTGGTACCGGTGTCGGTGACCGCCGACCCCAGCTGGGTCCACGGGCCCTCGATCGTCGAGGCCGTGTAGAACGTCGCGGTGCGTCCACCGGCACCGTTGTTGACGTCGAGGGTGACCCGGACCGCCTTACGGGTGTTGTTGGTGGCGCCGACCGCCGCGGCGGACGTGCTGTAGACGGGAGCGGAGAACGTCCCGTCGGTGCTGCTGACGAGCTGCAGCGCACCGGATGTGGCGAGACTCAGCGCCCACGACCGCTGGTTGCCGGTGTTGAGCCACTTCGCTGCCAGCAGCATCGGGATTGTCGGAGGAGTCCAGTCCGTCGGCGTGATGTCGATACGGATATCGATGTCGCCGGTGATGTCGAACGCGGACGCGTCGTCGGCCCAGAGAGCACCACCCGAGGTCGTCGACGACCTGGCCCCGACCGCGCCGGCCTTGACGTAGGAGTCGCCCAGCTGCAGCTCGACGCGGGCCATCGCTCAGCTACCGATCACGGTCTGGACGTTGCCGCCGCGGCTACTGACCGCGCTGCGCAGGATCTCCAGCAGCATGTCGTCCACCCGCGACCCGGACGACCGCAGCTCGAGGACCGCGGCGCCACCGCCCGCGGCGCCCGCGCCGCCGGCCCCTCGAGGCAGTGGCGCGGTGCCGGCGGGCAGCACGGTTTCGTTGCGGTGGATGAGCGCCAGGCCGGTACGGGTGACCACACCGCCGGTCTCCAGCAGCGGAATGTCAGGGATGCTCCAGCTTTTCCCGCCGAGGCCGGGCACCCAGCCGGGCACGCTGAAACCGACCTTGCCCACACTGTTGTTCCAGGCCCTCGCGACGCCGTTGAACGCGGCCTTGAACGGCGAGAGGATGATCTGGCCGATAGAGGACAGGGCGGAAGTCAAGTTGCCGGGAAGCTCCTTGAACCAGTTCAGGACAGCCACACCCGCACTCTTGATCTTGTCCCAGTGTGTGACGATCTGAATCACCGCCGCTCCGATCGGCCCGGTCAGGATGCTCAGCACAAGCTGCCAGTTATCCCGAATCCAGCCGAACACCGCCGAGATCCCGTTCCGGATCGAATCCCAATGCGTGATGATCTGCGAGACCGCGAGACCGATCGGCCCGGTAAGAATCGTCAGCAGCAGCGGCCAGTTGTCCCGCACCCAGTTGTACACGAACTGGATCGCCGTCCAGATCCCATTGAAAGCGGCATTGATGATGTTGCGGGCGGTCTCGCTGTTCTTGTAGAGCAGGACGATCCCGGCGACGAGCCCGGCGACCGCCAGGACGACCAGCCCGATGGGGTTCGCTGACATCGCGGCGTTCCACAGCCACTGCGCCGCCGTCGCGATCTTCTGGATGGCGGTCCAGGCGGTCGTCGCGGCTGTCCAGGCCATCATCCCGCCCTTGACCAGCAGGATCGCTGCCGCGAGGGCACCCAGGGCGATGATGAGCGGCTGCACGAACTGCTGGTTCTGCATCCCGAAGTTGACGAACGCACCGCCGATCTCGGTCAGCTTCTGCTGCGCGGTCCGCTTGAAGGTTTCGAGAGCCGCGGCTGGGTTGTCCGCGACGGTCTCCGCCATCCGGTCGGCGGCACCGCCCACCTGACCCAGCGCGTCGACCGCCGAACTCGGGTCCAGCGCGAACAGCGCCCCACCGAGGTCCTCGGCCTGCGTGCCGAAAAGCGCGACCGCGGCGGCGTTGCGTTCGACCGGGTCCTCGATGGCACGTAGCCGGTCGAGGGTCAGATCGAGTGCTGCGGCGCTTTCCGGCCCACCAGCGGCGATTTTCGCGGCCATGTCGGTAGCCGAAAGACCGATCGCGTCGAAACCGGCTTTGGTGGTCTCGCTGCCGTCGATGGCCCGGATACTGAATTCTTTGATCGCGTCGGCGACAAGATCGCTGTCGCGGGCTCCGGCGCGCAGACCCTGCGAAAGCAGGCCGGTAGCGGTCTGCGCGTCGAGGCCGAACTTCTGCCACTGCGGCGCGTACTCGTTGATCGTGTCCAGGAAGTCGCCGGCCTTGTCCGCGCCCGCCTGGAAACCAGCGGTGATCACGTCGAACGCTTCGTCTGCGTTCTGGACCAGCCCGGTGTTCAGCATCTGACCCACCGAGGCCGTGACCGCGCCGACGTCCTGCTCGAACACCCCCGCTACGGCGGTAGCGGTCTGCGCGGTGTCCCGCAGCCACTCGTCGTTGCCCTCGCCGATGTTCTGGTAGACGCCCTTGATCGCGGCGTTGACCTCCTCGGCGGACGACCCCCACCCGTCAGCCCAGATGTCGCCGGAGACCTCGGCGATCCGGGCGGCCTCGGTGCTGTCCACGCCGAGCTGGGCGGCGAGCTTGTCCGAGGCCGCCTCGACGTTGAACGACTCGACGATCCCGGCGCCGAGCGCGGCGCCGGCGGCCAGGCCGACAGTGCTAGCCGCCGCCGATATCCGTGACCCGACCTTGTCGACCATCCGGGGGGTCTCGTCGAGGGTCTGTTCGAGGTCGTCGTTGTCTCCGACGATCCTGACCAGCAGAGACGTCAGCGTCGCCATGGGTGCCCCCTGTCAGGTCGCGGCCACCCATGGCCCGGTTGATCTGCCGCACGGCGGCGAGCTGCTCTTCCCAGCTCTGCGGTCGGCGGGAGTCCCAGTCGATGAGGAAGTCGGCGAGCTTGCGCCGCCGGGACTTCTTGCCTGCCATGGCGTTAGCGACGGTGGCGGACACGACGGCCGCCTGGTAGTCGCCGCGGGCCGGACCGAGCGGGCCGGTCACCTGCTCGTAGGCCATCCACGCGCTGATCTCGGCGCTGTCGATGCGGGCGAGGAGCTCGCCGACGGTCATGCCGCCCAGAGCGAGCGCTAGCCGGTGGTAGAAGGCTCGTTCTGGGCGGCGTCCTCGAAATCCGAGGTCAACTCGTCCATGTCGTCCTCGGACAACCCGCAGAGCTTGGTGGCGGCGTCGTACAGCCGGTCGAGCGGCTTGGCGTTGCGCCGGCCGAGTGCGGCGACGTCGTCGTCGCCGAACAGCTTGCCGCCGTGCTCGTCGACCGCGCACAGCGCGATCAGCCGGGCGCGGGCGCCGCGCATGTTGACGCGCCGCTCCTTGCCCTTCTGTAGCAGGCAGGACTGCTCGAACTGGTCCCGCTGGGCGCCGGTAATCGAACGGAGCCGGACGGTGCCGCCCCACTCGGGGCACTCGACGTCGACGTGCGCGGCGTCGTCGGCGCCGAGGATCGCGTCACGGGTAAGAAAGGCCATGGGTTTTCTAGCTCCCGAGGGGTGCGAGGGTGGGCTTGCCAGAGACCTTGATGGTCAGGCTCGCGGCGAGCTTGTCGTCATACGGCGCCTCGGGCTCGTAGCCCGTGAGGATGCCGTTGATGGACCAGGTCGTCTGGTCGTCGTCGGGGAACACCAGCCGGTAGGCGCGCGGCGCGGTGTCATCGAAGTCGTCCTGCAGAAACGCGTGCGTCGGCTCGCCCGGGTTGTAGTTGATGTCCAGGCTGACCTCGCCGCCGTCCTTGAGCCCGCCGAGGAACTCCATCCACTGCTCGGGCGAGTCGTGCGCGGTGACGTCGATCGTTTCCCGCGACAGGCCGGGCCCCGAGACGCTGGTGACGTTCGCGATGGCGGTGAACACGCTGCCCGCGTCGTTGCCGCGCCGCAGTTCGGTGCCGAAGGCATCCATACCGGCCATGAGCTACTCCTGTTCGGTGAGGACCCGGAACCGCATGACGTGGTGCCGGACAGTCGGGTCTGGGTCTCGCAGCGCCTCGGTCATCTCCAGGCGCGTGACGATGTGCACGTGCCCCTCGACGTCGAGGACCTGGTGGTCGAGGAGAGCGACGATGCGATCGGCGATCACCTGACCGGCAGCCATGCCGCGGGCAGTGGTCCACGCATGCAGGGTGATGACCGTTTCCGAACCGAACCCGCCGTGATGGTTGTCCGGGGTCGAGACGGCCTCACCGATCGTCACGTAGGGGCGGCGGGCGTCCTCGGGGACGTAGTCGTACACCCCTGTGATCACGAGCCGCCTCCCATGAGGATCGCGTCGCCGGTGAGCAGGTCGTAGACCGCCGCCTGGATCGCCGCGGCGGGCGGCCGCGCGATCGGCACGCGACGTGGCATCACCGGGGCCGGTATCGCGGCCAGGGCGACGACCAGCTGCGGCTGCAAGGTGGATCCGACGAACAGCGTCGGCGCGGGAACCGCAGCCACGATGGCGACCACGGCCGGGCCCGCCGTCATCCCGGCGGTCGCCGCGGCCGCGGGGATGACGACAGCCAGGGCGACGACGCCCGGTGTGGGCTGGCTGCCCGCCGCGGCCGCTGGTCCTGGGATGACGACCACGGCGACGATCAGGCCCGGGGTGGCGGTCACATCGGCCGCGATCGCCGGGGCAGGCAGGGCTGCGAATGCCGTCACCGCGGCCGGTGTGGTCAGGGCGACGACCGTCACGGTCGGGCTGGATATGGTCGCGGCCGCGGCGAGCGCAGCCGGGGTCGGCGTCGACCCGGTGGTCAGTGCCGCCGTCGGGATCGAGCTGGTCGCCGCCAGAACGGCGGGGGTGAACGACGCATCGGCCCTCACGGACGGGGTGGGTACGGCCACAGCAGCGGCCAGGACGGCTGGAGCGGCCTGGCCGTCACCGATGACTGTCACCGCCGGGATCGTCGCCGTGGCCGCTAGGGAGGTCGGGGTGGACGCCGAGCCTGTCGACATCGACGGGGCTGGTGTCGAGCTGGTCGCGGCCGCCGTCGCCGGGGATGCGGTCTGTCCGGCTGACGTCGACGGGCCTGGGATCGCGGCCGCCGCAGCGACCGCCGTAGCGGCCAGCGTGGACCCGGTGCCGACCGATGGCGCGGGAACCTGCGCGCTCGCGATGACAGCCGTTGGCGCGGCACCGAGCGTTGTCGGTGGCACGTCCGCGACCGCAGTCACGGTGGTGGCGGTGGCCGTTGATCCGGCGGAGACCGATAGCGCGGGCACCGCAGCCGAACCCGGCACCGCGGCAGGCGCGGCAGTGATGCCGCCCTGCGCCTGCAGGGCGGGAACCGAGGCGATGGCCGCTGTGCTGGCCGGGCTGGCCGTGGACCCCGTAGAGAGCACGGGAGCCGGGACGGAAGCAGCAACGGTCACAGCGGCGACGAGCGGCCCGACGGCGACCTGCATGGCAGGTACCGCGGCGACCGCGGCGACCGCCGCCGCGGCGATCCTTGACCCCGTGGAGACCGACGGGCCTGGGATCGCGGCCGCCGCAGCGACCGTGGCCGGCGAGGCACCTGCACCGCCGCCGGGCTGAGAGGCAGGAACCGCGGCCACCGCGGCGACAGCGCTCGGCGTGGGCGTGGACCCGGCGTTGACCGTGACCGCAGGTATTGAGGCACCCGCACCAACGGTCGCAGGCGTCGCGGCCTGCAGGGCTTTGACAGCCCACATGACCGCGGCGCCCGCCGCGGCGACGCCATCTACTGTGATCGTCTTGCTGGTGACGGTCAGCGCGGTGGTCGTCGTCGCGTGCTGGACGAGCATCGACAGGCCGTCAGCGGTCCCGTTCGAGTAGTCGTCCCGCTTGGCCCACGTCAGCCCGTCACCCGTGAGGACGGTCGAGTTGGTGAGCGTGTCATCGCGGACGGCGGCAACGAGGACCATGCTGCCGCCGGTGCTCGTGGCCAGGCCGGTGATAGTCCCGACGGCGGTGGAGCTCTGCGAGGTCGACGAGCCGGAGCCCAACGCGTCCTGGATGTCGCTGGTCGCGTTGCCGCGGTAGGCGTGGATCTGGCTGGCGTGGTTGTCCGAGTCGCCACCGGAGTTCGCGGTGTAGGTGACGCTCGGCGCACTGTCGCCCGGCTGGTAGATCCGGTAGTACAGCGTGATCCGGGCCAGACCTGATGTGCCCGTGTTCCGGTAGCTGGTGATCTGCGTCCAGCCGGCGGGCGTGCCCGGTGTCGCCGGGCCTCCGGTGCCATCCCACGACACCACACCGTCGACGAGGACCAGCAGGTCATCCTGGCGGAGGTTGGCCGGCAGCCCCGGGCTGGTGGCTGCGGCCGTGGCCCTCGACAGCGTGCCGGAGGAGACGTAGGCCAGCCCGTTCCACCCGGGCGTGACCGACGGCCCCGGGATCGCGGCGACACCAGCGACCGCGGCCGGCGAGACCGTCGAGCCGGCGTTGACCGCGGGGGCGGCGACGGATGCTGTCGCAGCGACCGTTGACGGTGTGACTGTCGCGCCGACCGGCAGCGTCGGCACTGCCCCGACCGCTGCGACGGTAGCCGGGCTGACCGTCGACCCGGTGGAGAGCGCAGGGCCCGGCACGGATGCGGCCGATGCGACTGCGGCGGGCGCCGGGGACGCACCAGCCCCCACCGAAGGCGCCGGAACCGAGGCAACACCAGCGACCGTGACCGTGCTCGCGGTGAACGTGTTGACCTGGTCGAAGGTGACGACCGACGGGTCCTCGGCGCCGCTTCGGAACGCACGCACCCGGTGATAGACCGCGGTGAGGTTGGTCCCCCACGCGGGGATCGCCTGAGAATGCCGGTTGGTCCACGTCTGGCCGTCCGGGCTGGTATCCCAAAACAGCGTCCCCGACGCCTCACGGAAACGCAGATAAAGGTGATCCGTGGCCGAATATGTCAGATCGGTTTGGGTACCGACCACCAATCCGCCGGTTACCAGAACGCACGACAGGGTGGACGCGCCGTTCTGAAAAAACCGCGCCCTGTTTGCCGTCGCCGTCTGGCTGTCGGAGATCTCGAAAGCGTTCTGCTTCGACCCGTTCCCGAACCCGGGGAAACCCACCCTGGCGTAAAGCGTGCTACCCGTCAGATCCCAGGCGACGGCCGTGTAGATGCTGCGGGCCGCAGCCGAGTCGACGCTCACCTCGACATGGCCGCCGCCCGCATCCGCGACCCACGCGACCTCGGGACCGGTCGTACCCCAGTTGCCGCCGATCGCAGTCTGGAACCGGTCGACGAGGGTGTCCGACTTCGCCACCTGGAATGCACCTCCCGGCGGGGTCGCCTAGCTGGTCGTCACGGCATTCCGAGGACTTACGGGGTCCAGTCGACCGAGAAAACACCCCCGGCCGCCCAGGTGATCCCGAAGATGCCGTTACTCGTCGAGTAGTCGGCCCCGAAGTTGACGAGGACAATGGCGTTGTTACCCGCCAGCGCGTCCGCGTAGAGCAGCGCACACCTGGCGCTGGTCAACGTCGTACCGGACACGGCGACGTCGCCCATGTCATAGGTCATCGTCCCCGTCGCCCCGGTCAGGGTCGGCGACGTCGAGGTGGCGCCGGCCGCCGCCGCAGACAGGGCGACACCACCTGCCGCCCAGCCCGTGCCTGACACCTCGTTGGAGGCGTACTGGCCGGCACCGTAGGCGGCGTTCGCGGCGCTCGCGTCGAAGTCCGGGGTGATCGAGTTCGAGAACAGGGCCAGCTTGTGCGTGGCCAGCGACAGGTCGATGGCCAGCTGGGTGGCGTCGAGTACGTCGATGAACGTGGCGACGAACAGGCCGGATGCGGTGACAGCCATGGGTCAGTTCCCCTTGTCGGTGCGGATCGCGTCGCCGCCCACCGCGACGCCGGGTCGTCCGGCGCGCGCGGCGGCCCGTGCGGTGCGCAGGTTCTGCGCCGCCGCCGCGTGCTGGGCGTGTAGCTGCGGGTCGTCCGGCGCTGCGCGCAGCGCGTCCGCGAGCTCTCCGACCGGAGCGGCCAGGCGCCGCTCGGCCGCGATCGCCTGTAGCCGGCCCAGCTCGTCCGGGGGCAGATCGGCCAACAGGCCGACCAGCTCCTTGTCAGACATGCCGTATCTCCTTTTGTTGAGCGCACAGTTCGACGTGCGGCGCACGAATGAGGACGTCGACCCGGTTGTCTCGGGTGGCGTGCTCGGTGGTCGTGGTCCCGAGCTGATCCGTGGTCGCCTTGTAGGGCACGCCGGTCTCCGGGTGGGCGCGGCCCTCGCGCACCTGGTCACGGGTGCGACCACGGCGCAGGACGCCGACGCCGAGGAGCCGGTCACGGTAGGGGTTACTCAACTGATCTCCCGTTGGATCTCGGTCTGTACCCGGTTCGGGAACCGCAGCCGCTCGCGCTCGGCTGCCGGGCCGAGCGCTGGCTGCGCCGGGGTGTCGCTGGTGCCGAACTCGACGAACGCGCCGTAATAGGTGTCGACGTAGCCGACGCTGGCCGACGTGCCACCGGAGTCCACCTGGACGTCGAGGTCGGAGAGCAGCTCCCCGGTACGCACCGGCACATCTGGCCGGGCGTCGGCCGCGACCGCCTCGGCGGAGGCTTTGACCGCGCGGCGGACAGCGTCGCCGACCTGCCCGCCGATACGAGCAAGGTCCCGGTACAGCTCGGACGTGCCCTCAAGGCGAACGACGGTACGGCGGGCCATCACACCTCCCGGCGCTCGACAAGCTCGGCCATCCGCGCCCGGTCCCGGCCGGCGTGCCGGTACTCCGCGAGCAACCGCTGCCCCTCCCGGCTACCAACCGCGCGGGTGAGCCGGGGCTGCGGCGGATGCCACAGATGCCAGAGGGTGCCGCGGAGCCGGTGATGCCGGCCGAGCAGGACGTCGGCCGCCATGCCCAGCGCCCGGTCCTCGCCACCCCAGCCACGGAACCGCGGGTCGAAGCCGCCCAGCAGCTCCCACGACGACCGGGCGACCACCAGCAGGCCGCCGCCGGCGACGCCCCGGTAGGGCGCCTGGTCGAGGTCCAGGCCGTCACGCTCGCCAGCCAGCCACCGGGCGGTCCCAGCCTCGGACAGGCGTGCCACATTGCGATGCGGGACGACCCATTGACGGCGGCCTGTTCGGACGAGCGTCACGGCGTCGAGGAGGGCCTGCGCCGGCTCACACCACACATCGGCGTCGGCGACAACCAGCACGTCCGCCGTGCAGCCCTCGAGCGCGACCGCGGCGGCCTCGGCCTTGCACCACGGGCCATCGGCGTGGACGCCTGCGCATAGCTCCCAGCCGGGGAAGTTGGCGCGCCAGCGGGCGGCGAGCGCCCCCCAGTTCCGGTCACGCGGCCCGCCGCCGTCGGAACGGTAGGGGACGACGACCGCGACGGTCAGCACCGCTCCCACGGGGTGAGCACCAGCGGGACCTTCTCCCACATCAGGCGCTGCCACGCGCCGCCGTCGAGCTCGGCCGCGACACGTTCGGCAACGTCCTCGGAATACGGCCCGTAGACCTGCTCCGAATGGCCGCTGCCGTCGCTGTAGCGGCCAACAACGACGTACTGCGGCCGATTGTCGAAGGGGACCTGGCTCGGGTCTGACACCACTACTCCCACCGCCGGTAGGGCGCCGGGTCGTGGATGATGCCGGCGTCGAGCGGGGAGAGGTACCACCAGTGCTGGCGGAACACGTCATGCAGCAGCTCGTCGCCGCCCTGGGCGTGCAGCCGGCCCCATGCCCGCCAGTGCGCACCCTCGTGCTCGGGCAGGTCGGTGGCCGCGTAGGCGGCGGCGCCGTTGCGGCCCTTGCGGGCGAACTGCTCGGGCGATCGGGCAGGGAAGTGCCGGACCTTCAGAGCGCCCTCGAGCGTCGGCCCGTCAGCGGGCAGGGTCACTCCGTGGTTGCCCTGGTGAATGACCGCCCCCGGCTGCCAGCGAAACGCCACCTTGTGGAGGGGAGCCGGCTCGGCCTGCCGCCAGACCATCGTCCGGAACGGATCGTCGCCGGGCTCGTCGAGCGCGGTCGCCAGGTGGTTGTACAGATCGGCGACGGCGTAGGGCCGGCGGCTGGCGGTGAGAACGTCGGCGATCCGGCCGGCCGGGGAGTACCAGAGCTCGTCGGCGTCGAACGGCACGATCCACCGGGCACCGAGCTCGTCGGCGCCCTGCCGGGCGAGCGCGGACATCTTCGCCGACTGGTAGTAGGCCGGGTCCGGGTCGTCGACGACGGTGAGCGGCAGGTTGCGGGCGAGGTCGGCGAGGATCTCGCGGGTGCCGTCGGTGCTGCCGTTGTCGGCGACGAGCAGGTGGTCGACCTCGCTGTCCATGTGGCGGATCGTGCCGGCGATGATGTCCGCCTCGTCGCGCACCATCGCGATCCCGACCACGGTCACGGCGAGGCCCCGGGTCGGAACATCTGGCCGACCAGGTAAAGCGCCTGCTGTTCGGTGAATCCGGCCGCCTGGAGAGACAAGAAGATCTCATGCATCGCGACTGCCGACTCGGAGATCGAAAGCTTCTGCGAGTCTTCGTGATCACCCACTCAGTACCCCATTCCTGCCCGCTGGACGCCGATGTGCTCGACCGCCTCGCCGCTGTCCCGTGCGCCCCAGAAACCCATGCGAACGTCCGGCCCAGACACCCCCCATGGCAGACCGGAACGCAGCAGGCCGAGGCCGAACCGACCCTCACTCTGCGCGCCAGCTGGCCACCCGGCCGAGCAGAGCTCACGCCGGTACAGGCACGGGTTCGTGGTGAAGAACCGGCGGTGTTCCAACCAGGCGTGGCCGTGTTCGTCGGTCACCTGGACGTAGTCGTCGGGGTGCTGCTCGACGATCCCGCCGGCCGCGCGCTCGGCGTCGTTCCACGGCTGGCGGCGTAGAGCCAGCTGGGAGAGATGCGGCCGCTCGGCGAGGACCTGCGCCATGGCGGCGAGGTCGACCGCCTGGCGGAACGTGAAGTCGTCCTCGAGGTGGAGGATGTAGTCGGCCTTGGACCAGGTGTAGATGAACTCCCACGCCTGCCGGATCGCGCCGCCGAACCCGGCCCGTCGCAGCGGCGACGGGATCACCGAGAACCGCGGGTACCGGTCCTCGAGCGCCCGGCGGTGCGAGGCGTCCCCGGTGTCGTCGTGGATCAGCCAGTCGACGATCGCGCCACCGAGACTCCAGCTCGCCGACTGGATCGTTCGGTCGAGGGTGTCGTCGCGGCCGTCGGTCATTACGAGCACGGCGATTCTCACGGTATGGGCAGTCCGTTCGCTCGGGCGATGGCGCGGTGTGCCTCGAGGCGGGCCGCGCCGCGGACCGCCCGGTTGCGGCTTTTCGGCCGGACATGGGCCCGGTAGATCGCGGCTGGGATGGACTCGAAGGTGCCGCCGGCCTGCCAGCAGCGGACCCACAGGTCCCAGTCCTCCGACCATGGGAAGTCCCGCCAGCCGCCGGCCTGACGTACCAGCTCGGTCCGGACGAGCGCCCCGACGACGAGCCAGTTGCCCCACTCCAGGCAGGCCGCCTCGCAGGCATGGCTGTGGCCGGAGACGTTCGGCATGGTGGGTGAGTTCAGCGCCCGGGCGCCCCGGACGTAGCGGACAGCCGGGGCCCGGACGTCGGCGGTGCCGGTGGCCATGGCCTCGACGTAGCCTGCCTCGAGTTCGTCGTCGGCATCCAGGTGGATGACCCACTCGGTGTCGACCTGCGCCAGGGCGCCGTTGCGGGCGTCGTGCAGGGTGTCCGCGTGGTGGTGGACGACCGGGACGCCGAGCGCCTGCGCCGAGGGGATCGCGCGCTGCCTGGCGAGGTCCGCCCAGGACTGCGCGCCGAACGTGCCGACGGCGACGGTCACGTCCACAGCGCCCGCCTCGTCTCGTAGAGGGGCCGGCTGTGGCGCATCCGGCGGCGCTGGGCGAGGTACTGGCTGTCTCGCGGTGCCTTGCCGTATGAGGGGTGCAGGTGCTCGACGTGCGCGTCGGCGGCGAATGCCCAGGCGCCTCGGTGCATCGCGGTGCCGACGAGCTCGTCGTCGACCCACTCGTGCCAGTAGCCCTCGTGCAGGATCGCGCCAGGCTGGTCGATGGTCCCGTGCTCGTCGGCGTAGGTGCGCGTCACCAGCGAATGCGTGGCGTGCTCGCCCTTCATGACCCGCTCGGAGCCCAGATCGTTCGTGCCGACGACACCGACCGCCCAGTCGCGCAGCTCGGCGGTCGCAGCCTGGTGCCAGCCGGGATGGAAGTGCAGGTCGTCCGCGCCGAGGAACAGCAGCGGCCGGTCGCTCTCCCGGTAACCCGCGTTGATCTTCCGGGCGTAGTCGCCCCGCTGGTACGGCACGGTGATGTGCCGGGTGCCGGCCGCGCGCACCGCGGCGAGCACGGCGGTGTCGGTCGGTGTCAGCACGAACAGCACCTCAGCGCCGGGCGTCGCCTGGTGGATCGAGGCGAGTAGCGGTGCGACACGGTGCGGCCGGCCGAGCATTGGCACCAGGATCGTCAGGTCGGCGCCCGTCGCAGCGCTCATGAGACCTCGTTGGCGGGCTCGGCTTGGCGCCGGAACAGCCCGAGTTTCAGGTACCGGGGCTGGCTCGGCCGTATGGCGTACTGAACGCGGAACACCTCGATCACGCCGTACCCGTCGTCGCCACGGAGCTCGTCTCCTCGGAGCACGTCTGCGCCGGGCAGCACATACCCGACATGTGTGATCGTGGCGCCCCACTGGGCGGCTATCTCCTGCTCGGCCGCGCCCGGCTGATCGACCTTCGCCGGCAGGTCGCCGGCTACCAGGTCGAGGCTGACGTCCTGGCCGCCGTAGCCGTCATCCGTCGTGGAAGGCCGGTAGACGGACAGGATGCGGTTGAGGTGATGCGCTATCGAGACCACGGGTCACCTCACAGCGAGCCGAGGAACTCGGTCTCGTAGTCGAGTAGCCCGCCGCGGTCGTCGGTCTCGGGCAGGTAGCCCTCGAGCTGCGCGGTACCGACACCGAGCACCCCGACCGCCCGACGGATGATCTTTTTCTCGCGGGCGGTCAGGTAGAGCGTGGCCACCCCGCTCGAACCGGACACGCCAGCTGTGTACGAGTGATCCCCCAGGGACTCCTGCTGGTAGCCGGCCGGGTTCGACCAGCCACGGCGCGCCATCTGGATGACCACCACCCGGACGGCGCCCGGCGTGTCCGGTGAGACAACGTCGTCCAGCAGGCCCCGGGCTTCGAGACGGACGAGGGCGGAGGCGTCATCGAGTAGCGCCTCCGCCTCCGCCTCGTCGAGGCCATCGAATCCCGGCCGGGCCGTCAGCTCGGCATAGCTGACCAGCGCGGCCACAGGTCAGGACCCGGCGGTGGTCAGCGCGAGCTTCACCGACCGCGGGTGGCTGGTGCCAGCGTCGTCGTCGTAGATGGTGCTCGCCCCGCAGAACGTGGACACCACGGAAGCGTCAGACAGGATGTCCGGCGCGTACTGGAAGATCTGCCGCAGGCCGATCCCGCTCGGACCGGTCACCGCTCCGGACGAGGTGGCACCCCTCGGCATCACCGGCACCCGGTTCGCGAACACGAAACCCGACCGGTGGTAGAGCACCGCGGTGCCCGACTCCAGCGCGTTCGTCTCAATCCAGGTGAACCCGCGCCAGCGGCCGATGACCGCCTCCCGCAGCGCGTCATCAGACCCGGATGCGTCGACCCGGTTGAACTCGTCCAGCGACAGCACAGCCGCGGCGAACTCCGGGTCGCACGCCGCGTACCGGTCGCCAGCCGGGCAGTTCGCCTGCCCGAGCAGCTTGCGGGCCTCGAGCACGGACGAGCGGACACTCGCCGCCGAGTCGGCGTCGATGTCGGCGACGTCCGCGTCCATCTCGTTCATCTGGATCGCCAGCCAGTTCTCCGCGCCGGTCGCGACGGCGGCGACCTGCACGCGGGTGATCTGCCGGGCGAAGTCCTCCAGATCGAGCGACGACTCCTCGTCGGTGATCCGCTTCGCGTGATACTCGTGGTTCAGCGTGACGGTCACCGGGACCTCGTTCACGTCGTCATAGGTGATCGTCGCGCCCGGTGTGACCTGCGTCCGGGACGTGCCCGGCTGCGGCACACGGACAGTGATCGTGTCGCCGTTGCTGCCGGCGAACTCGGCGCCGGGGATCATGGTCACGGTGCGGGGGAGCACGAGGGTGCGCGTCAGCAGTTCGAGCGCGACCTCGCTGATTCCCTGCGCGGTCAGAACCGCCACGGGTTACCTCCAGATATGAGCCCGCGACGGCGTCGCCGTGCGGGGTTAGAACGGGTTGGACAGGATCTTTTTGGCGATCGCGGCCGGGTCCGGCTTGTCGCCGGTGCCGGCCGGTGCCGCGCCAGGGCGTAGTGCTTCCTTCGGCCGCCGCGAGCCCGCGCCCGCCTCGGGCTTGCCGGTCTCCCCGGCCGGCGCGTCGTCGCCTTTCTTTCCGCCGAACGACTCGAGCAGGTCCGCCGCGTCGGCCTCGAGCTCCTCGCGAGTCGAGCCGACCAGCCGCCTCGCCTGGGCGACCGTCAGCCCCTTGTCGGCGCCGACCTGGATGCGCAGCAGTTGCTGCTCGGCGTCCGCCGCACGCTTCTCGGCGACGGTGGCCGCGTCCTGCAGTCGCTGCGTCTCGGTCTTGTCCTTGTCCTCGGCGGCCTGCAGCTTGGTCGTAGCGGCCTGCAGCGCCCTCTCTGCGTCGCGCCGGGCCTTACGTTCGGCGGCCAGCGCCCGCTGGGCGCCGTCACTACCGCCACCGCTGTCGGTTTCGGTCGACGTCGCGTCGCCCTCCGCCGCCTGGGTGTCGGTGTCGGTCTCGTCGGCCATCACGGCCTCCCTTGTGCGTCACCCCGCCATCGCGGCAGGGACGGGCATCGCGCCCGGTTTGCTCTCCGTCCCATCGCGGGGCGGAGACGTCTACTCGGTGGCCGCGGCGGCGGCGTGGCCGGCCTGCTCGGCGAGGGCGCGGCGGAACCGGTTCAGCTGGTCGTCCTTACCGGCGGCCGTCTCGCGCCACAGGGCCTGGTACTTGCGGGTCTGCGCCGACTCGGCGCCGCCGTAGTACGGGGCCGCGGTGCAGCCGCAGTGGTCGTGCGCCTCGAATCGGGCTGAGCGCTCCGACCGGTACACCGGCCCGCGTGAGATCAACATCGCGCAGAACGCGCACGGCGAGGCGCTGCCGACCCGCACCCAGCCCTTCGCGAGCGGGTCCGCTTCGACGTACGCCTCGACGGTGCGCCGGCCGCCGTCGAGGACGAGCCGCGAGGTGGCGCCGGACGCCTCCACGAGACCCGTCGCCAGCGCCTGGCGCATCGTCTGCCCGGCCCGCAGCGCCCGGACCGTGCCGGCCAGGCCGGTGGCGCGCAGCGCGATGGCGATCTGTCCGGGCACCGGCCGTTCGGCCGCGCGGAACGCCGGGATGCTGCCTCGAATCCCTTCGGCCTGCCGGAACGTGCGCAGGTAGGCGCCGGCCAGCGCCGAGCTGTCGCCGTGCCGCTCCCGTATCAGACTCGTCGCCGCGGTCACGAACGCGTCGTAGCTGCCGGGCGTGCTGACGTCGAACAGCCCCCACAGCGTGCCGAGGTCCAGCAACGTCGAGGCCCGTAGTGCGAGCTGCTGATGCCGGTAGTCGGCGGTGAGCTGGTTGCCTTCCGCTGTCAGCGCCACCGGTCAGACCTCAGCTGGTGCGGCCGGGGCCGGGGCTGCGGGGGCGGCCTGCCGCTGCAATGTCGAGGTGAGCCGCGCGAACGCATCGCCCTCGGCTGCCGCCGCCCGCCACCGTTCCACCTGCTGCTGGGAGACGCCGGGCAGCATCTCCCACAGCTCGGCCGGCGGCACACCCAGCATCTGCGCCATCTTCCCGAGCGCGTCAGCGACCTGCGCCATGCTGCGCGACTCGGTGTCACGCCAGCGCACCTCGGCCGCGGCGTCGGGCTCGTCGCCCATCAGCGTGCCGGCCAACGCCAGTGCCTGCTCCCAGCCCTCGCCCATGACCGTCTGGTTCTCGGTGACGGCACGGCGGTGGCTGGCCTCAGCCGCGACGAGCGCGTCCGCGGAGAGGTTGACCAGCTCGCCGAGGAGCTCATGCGCCGGGGTCTGCGAGATCGTGGCGAGGTGGCGCAGCGACGCCTCGCGGGACGCGATGTAGCCGGAGAGATCGGTCTGGCCAAACTCGCCGACGCTGATCTCCTGCGGGCTGTCCTCGAACGTCCACAGCTTGCTGGCGCTCGCCTTGAGTTTGGCCTCTTCGTCCTCGGCCATCCAACCGATGATGTACCGCTGGCGGAACGCCCCGTAATGCTGGGCGACGAGCAGACCGAACGTCGTGATGTTGATCTGGTCCTGCAGCGGGATCAGCGGCTCGACGACCCCCACAACCTCGTCGTCCAGATCCTCGGTCTCCCGCATCCGCACCACAGGACACACGCCCGCGCCGTGTTCATCCGAACCGACCGCGGCCAGGCCGTCGCTGCCCTTCCCGGCCTCGAGCAGGTACACCGCCTCGGCGTCGTACAGCCGCCAGCCGGAATGCGTCCGTTCCAACGCGACCTTGGGCCAGTCATCGTCGTCGCCATACGCCGCGGTCATCCGCCGCGGGGACACGCCGCGCAGGACGGGCACCGGCGTGCCAGGCAGGACCGTCACGTACGCCGCCCCATAGGCCAGCGCCGCGCGGTGCACACCGATCTGACGGGCATCGCAGCGGTTGCGCTGCCACACATCCCAGGCGGCGACGTTGTCCGCGGCCCGCGGCTCCCGGTAGCCGTCCACATACATCGCCTGCACCCGGCCGGAGACCACGAACTTCAACATGTTGACGCGGCTGATCCTGGCCAACCGGTGCAGCTCGGCGGGCGCCTGCTCGGGCAGCCCTGGCAGTCGACGGGCGGGATCGTCACACAGATAGTCATGGATTCGGTCCAGCCGGGGCCGCTCGCTGTCGCGCATCTCCAGTAGCCGCGTCGCCTGCGCCGCCGCCTCTTCGGGAGTCAGCAAAGCGGCCTCCCTCGAATCGGTGTCAGAACGCGGCGCGTCCGGTCTTCTTGCGGCGCTTCGCCCACTTCGGGTCGGCGAGCACCAGGCGGCGCACCATCCGCGCCCCGGCAGCGCACACCGCCAGGTCGATCTTTCGGGGGGACTCTCGGCCCTCCTTGCAGATCGACACGCCGTACCGGTTCGGACTACGGCGGGCGTTCAGCACATGGCGGGCGAGGCGGCTGTCACCGTCGTGGGTCAGCTCACCGTCGAGGACATCGGTACGCATCCGCTCGGCCGCCGCGGTGAACTCCGCGGTACGGCCACGCATGTCCCACGCGACCGGATGCCGGTGCCGACCGGCCGTCGCCTCCACCAGCAGCTGCCGGCCGAAGTCGTTACCCCAGCTGTCGACGTAGGTCTCGAACTCGGCGAGGTCACCGAAGAACGCGACCACGTCCCGGGTAGCGAACGCCTGCCGCACGACCCGGTCGACATCGGCGCGATCGACACGCCAGTCCTCGCCGGCGGGCCCCTCGGGTTTCTCCCAGCAGCCGAGGACGAACAGGTGCCCGTCGGCCATCCGGCACCCGACCAGGCCGGAGGCGTCGTCCGACTTCGACCCGTCGAAGAACATCACGATCGGGTCGGAGTCGGCGACGACGAGGTCAGGCGATGCGCACGCCGCCCACTCCTGCCGGGTCATCCAGGCATCCACGGCCGCGGTCGGCTGGTTCAGGAAGTAGCGGCGGGCGTCCTGGACATCCTTCGCGGTGTTCCAGAACTCGTTCTCGACGATCCCGCGCAGGTCGAGCGCCGCGGCGAACGGACCGTAGACCTCGGTAAGCGCGGCGACCAACGCGTCCATGCTCGTCAGGTCGACGTTCGGTGGCGCCTCGCGATGGTCGAACAGCAGCCGGCTCTCACGGGTCCGGCCCTCAGCGATCAGCCGGGCACGGTCGTGGAGCGACTCCAGCGTCGAGTTCTCCCCCGGCTGGTATGTCGTGCTGGTCAGCAGCGCCCACGGTGAGGCGGCACGGCGCTTGCGCAGGTTCCGGTCGACGGTCTTGTACATCCGCCGCAGCTCAGGCAGCACATACAGGTGCGGCTCGTCGAAGACAGCGAAGCTTTCCTTGCCACCGTCCTTCGCCGCCGAGCTCGCCGTGCTGGGCACGATCTCCCCGCCGTCCGGCAGGAAGATCCTGGACAGACCGACCGCATGCCCCGGCAGGTCCTCGCCGAGCGGGCCGTGCTCCAGGTTGAAATGGACATTGTCGTACGTGTTACCGGACTGGCTCTCCTCAGTCGCCAGGCAGCGCACCACCGGGTGCACCACCGGCAGACCCATCGGCTCGCCCGGCTCGTACTCGTACGTCCAGCCGCGCCACTGGTAGACCTCACCGCCAGTCGCCCAGCCAGCGAACCGCGCAGGACCGAACGCCTCCGCCAGGGCAACGAACCCGGCGAGCTCACTCTTGGCCCGGCCCTTCGCCCGGGAGACAACCGCCGTGTCGTACAGCCGGCGGCCGGCCTGGTCGTGCACGTAGCAGTCGAGGATCAGCCCAGCGAACTCGTCGTCGAGCGGCAGGGCGTCCGAGGTCCCGGCCAGCGCACGGCCCTGGACATCGCCGGGGCCGTGCACGCACCACGCCTCGATCCAGGCCAGCACCACACCCAGTGAGCGACGCCGGGCATGACCAGGGGCACGGACAAGTTCACGCGCCATCGGCGAGCCTGCGCCGGCGCGCCGTCAGGTCCGAGACGCCAGCGCCAGTGGCAGGTGCCTGCGCCTGCGCCGCGCCCGGCCGCTCGATCGTGATCCGGGCCCGCAGCCGGTCGACATGGGTGGCGCCCAGCAGCGACTCGTTCAGCCGGATCTCGGCGAACAGATCCTTGCGTGGCTCGCCCCAGTAGGCGTCGACCAGCGGCGCCAGCATGTGCAGGCGCTGCCAGTCCGTCGCCTCGAACGCCGCGGCCTGCGGACTCTCACGCCAGGTGCGATACCAGACGCGGGTCTGCGTCCGGTACGTCTCCTCGTAGGGCAGCGGCGGCCCGGACTCGGCGGGCTCGGCTGGGACGGTGACAGCGGCGCCGGCGTGGGTGTCGGCGTTGCGGCGGCGCTTGCGCGGCGACGGTGGCGGACCGTTACCAGCCACGGTCACCTCCCCTGTCACCCAGCGCTATCGCCGGCCGTCACTCTCTGCACCCGTCCGGATCCCAGACCCGTACGCAGCGCGAGACGCTATGCAGACCGCTGAACAGGCCGGCTGCCGGGGGGTCATCCCCCACCCCTACAGCAACCCAGGGTGACGGTCGACGGGTCGTTGTCGCTGTGCGCGTATCACGGAGCGTGCTCGCACTCCCTGTTGGGCTGTGCGGGCTCGGTGGTGGTCGCGGCACAGCCCGCGGAGCACCTCGTCGCGGTGGTCGTCGGGCCTGCCCACGTGGTCGACGTCTGTGCTGGCTGCGGCGCATCCACCTGGCCAGGTGCATATGGGGTCGCGGGCGAGGATGCGTCGTCTTGTCCTGGCCCAGCCTGGTGGTAGTGGGACGGTGCGCCATGCGGCCATGCTCATCACCTCGCGTGGGCTGGGCTGATGAGTCGTCCTTGCGCAGGGGAGCCCTCACGTCCACGGGGTGGGGGTGGGGGGCTGCCTGTTTGCGGCATGGCTACCGCGCACGGTTGGAATGTACCTGATGCTGATCGTCGTGTCTGTGCTGGTGGCCGCGGTGTTGGCGTGTCTCGCGTTCGAGCCGTAGCAGGTCGGCCCAGGTGTAGGTGCGGTGGCGTCCTCGGGTACCTGCAGGGCGGAGCCGTGGTGGCCTGTGGCCGCGTGGGCGGGCCCATTCTTGGATGTGCCGGGCGGTGACCGGCGGGCGGGCCCCGGCGAGGAGGGTGACGGCTTCGGCGGTGGTGATGTTGATGCTGTGCATCAGGCTGCGTCGGTGGCGAGGTAGCCGTAGAGCTCGACGTCGAGGATGACGCTGAGGCGGGCCCATTCGTCGAGGGTGGGGTCGGGGTGGAATCGCCAGGTGTGGGGGTGTCCGTGTGTGCAGCTGCAGTCGTGTTGCTGGCAGCGGCAGTCGGGGTTGGTGCAGATGATCTGCTCTCGGCCGAGGAGGGCGCGGAGCGACCAGGTGCTGCAGATGGGGCAGGGGCCTGCGATGGCGCGGACCTGGCGGGCGGTGCCGACTTGGGCGCGGAGTAGGCCGGTGAGGCGGCGGAGTTCGTCGACGGTCCAGGTGAGGGTGTCGAGGGCGACGATGCGGGGGGCTTGGCGGCCGAGGTAGCGGGTGGTTTGGAAGACGCTGGCGTTGGGGTCCCGGTAGATGGCGGGGGCTGCCCAGCCTTCGTCGCCGAGGGCGTCGCGGACGGCGATCTCGAGGTCGAGGAGTCCGGAGCGGATGGTGTGGACGGCGTCGAGGGCGGAGACGCGGAGGGGTGCGGGTGAGCCGCCGGAGCCGGCGGCGGTCGATGGGGCGCGGAGGTATCCGGGCAGGGTGCCGCCGGCGGTGCAGGCCGGGCAGTAGACCCTGGGCTTCTCGGGGGTGGAGTCGGCTGCGTGGGCCCAGGGGGTTCCGCAGTCGTGGGTGTCGGAGAGGGCGCGGGGGCCGAAGGTGCGGACGGCGGCGGGTGGCGGGGTGCGGGCGTCGATCATTTCGACGAGGCGGGGCCACCAGTCGGTGAGTTCGCGGGTGAGGCCGTAGACGTAGTCAGCGCTCTGCTCGGTCTGCACACGGCCAACCTTAAAGCTCGGGTTGAGGGTTGCGGGCCGCGTGCCCCCGCCGCGCGCGGGGGCTCCGCGGTCCTTCCGTCAGGCGGCGCGTCGTCGGGCTTTGAGTGCGGCCATGTCGACGTCGGCGGGGTCCATGTGCCATCCGGTGGCGGGTCGTGTGCTGGTGGCTGCCTGCCAGGTGGCGGGGAGGCTGCCGGCGGCAATCCATTCGAGGATGGTCTGTACGTGGACGTCTGCGCGGCGTGCTGCCTGGTCGAGTCGGATCATGGCCATCGTTACCCCCCGGTGTCGGCTGCTGTTTCCTGCGTGGTAGGGGAGCTTCCGCGCTGGTCGGGGGGTGTGTCGAGGCGGGTTGCCGGGTGTTGTTGGGGTGTTGCCGGCCGTCAAGTGACAGTGGCTCGGTTGGGTCTTGCGGCATGGCCCGTGCGGGTCAGGTGACGGGTGGTTCGTTCGGGCTGGTCGTCTCGGCCGGCGTGCCGGCGGTGTCGAGGTACACGTCCGCCTGCGCCAGCGCCTCGGTTACCCATTCGACAGCGGTGAGGATCCCGGAGGCCATGCCGGGTTCGGTGGCGTCGGCGGCCTTGCGGAGCCGGGCGAGGATGTCGCGTAGCGCGCTGATCACCGTGTCGGCGGCCGTTCTCGCAACGCCGCTTGCCACGTGGTCGTGATCAAGCAACATTGCGGGTGTCCTGGCCGGCGTGCCAGCGGCGTCGAGGGCGCGACGGATGACGTGGACATGGATGCGGATACGGAGGCACTCGGCCTTGTGGCCGAACTGGGCGGGTGCTTGGCAGTGGCAGGGCTGGCCGTCGAGGAGCGCCCGCACGGCGGCTACCTGCGTCTCGGCGGCGTCGGCGCGGGCCTTCAGCTCGTCCACCCGCCCGGTAGCCCGCACGGCAACCCGGTGCGCCCGCCGGTAGGCGCGCACAGCCCAGTCGGCCCGTTCCTCCGGCGTCTCCTCAGGGAGGTTCGCGGCGACAGCGGAGAGCAGGGCGTCGAGAGCTTCCGGGCGTCCTTCGTCGACGGCGACGTTCTCGCCTTCGAGTTCAGCGACACGCTTCTCGGCGGCGTGCGCGCGGGCATCCGCCCGGTCGACGCACTCCTGGATCTCCTGGTCGAAAGGCTTGAGTTCGGCGCCGGTTGCGATCAGCTCGCGGACCTGCGCCTCCAGCTCGGCGACCCGCTTCTCGGCGGCGTCGGCGCGCTGGTGTGCGGCTGTGGCCGCGGCCCGTAGGTCTGTGATCCGGGCGGTGGCTGTGGCCTGGTCGCGCTGGGTGGCGGTCAGTTCGCCGCGGGTCCGGTCGAGGCGGTCGAGGGCGGCGGCCAGCTGCGTATCGGCGGCGTCGGCACGCCGGGCGAGTAGCTCCCGGGCGGCCTCCTGCGTGCGGGTGAGCCATGCCTGGTCCGCTGCCCGGCCGCCGAGCTGCTCCTCCAGCTCGGCGACCCGGGCGCGCAGCTCGGCGATGGTCTGCGCGGTGAGCACGGACTGTCCGTGCGGGTCAGTCGTCATGGCTCTCCTGTCCGAGGGCCTGCCGGGCCCGCTGTGCGATCTGGTGCCGGGTGATCCCGACGCGCTCGACGCCGGGGAGGTCGTCTGTGCTGACGACCCAGCGGGCGAAGTCGCGGAGCCGCTCGTCCTGGTCGAGGCGTGCTTCGAACTCGGCGGCGGGGCAGCTGCTGCCGATGCCGCCGATACCGAGGTCGTCGAGGGCGTCGAACATGGCGATGGTGGCGGCTTCGTCGAGGCCGGCGGGTACCTCCGCGGTGACCTCGACCATGCGGGGGGCGCGGGCCGGGCGCGGGTCAGGTGGCACGGGACGCCTCCAGGTGGGCGATGACGGCGGCGAGGGCCTCACGCAGGGTCGGTGTCTCCCAGGCGTAGCGGGCCCGGGTGCCGGTGCCGATGGGTCGGGCGGTCCAGGTGTTGTAGCCGCCGACGATGGCGGCGGCGGGGCGGTCGGCGTCGTCCCTCCAGAGGCGGTAGATCTGCTCGCCACAGGGCTCCAGCCGCCAGCCGGGTGGGGCTGCCAGGCGGAGGCTGCGCCGGGTGTCAGCCGGCACGGGTGGCCTCCGGGGTGGGCTGGTGGCGGGGGCATTCGTGGTAGCCGTCGCCCGAGGTCCATCCGTTCTCGCGGACGGCCTGCTCGGCCTGGTCGGCTGTCGGGGCCGACCAGCGGTGGCAGGTGATGCCGTCTTCGCCGCTGCGGTCGCAGGTGATCCGGTATTCGCTGACGTTGCGGATCACGTCCCGCTCCTCGCGGCGATCCCGACCACGACGGCCAGGGCGCCGAGTGCGATCCCGGCCGCGGTGCCGACCCGGTCGAGGGCGCGGCGGGTGCGGGCCCACAGGGTCGGGCGGGCGGCGTGCAGCCGGGCGAGGTCCTCCCAGCGGCGGGCGAGGGACTGTGCGGCGTCGAGGCGGCGGCGTAGGTCGTCGCGCTCGGCCGCGTAGGCGGCGGCGTCCTGGCAGGCGTGGGTGTGGGCGGCGCGTAGGCGGGTGACCTCGTCGAGGCAGTCGTCTGCCCGGTCCTCGGCGGTCCGCGGGCGGGTGAGGGTCGGGGTGGTCATGCGGCAGCTCCCCACAGGTCGTACTGGACGGGGCGGGACAGCGCCCGCCGCAGCCGGTCGAGAACGGTGCCGCGCCACGCGAGTGCGTAGCGCACGCAGTTCGCGCAGTTCCGGTGCCCAGTGCAGTCGGGTAGCGGGTCGCTGCGACGGGCGGCGTACGACCAGGCCATCGAGTCTGCGGACGCGAGGTGCTGGCCGTAGAGGTCGAGGCCGGCGGTTTTGACGCCGAATCCGTGCAGTTTCAGGCCCTGGCCGGCGAGCGTTGCTGTCAAAACTGCGATCTCGCTGGTGGCCTGCCGGCGGCAAACTGAGCCGAGGCCGACGAGCGGGAGGTCCTGCAACTGCACTCCGACGGCGGCGTAGAGGTCGACGCACCGCAGGTAGTCGGCGAGGTCGTAGCCCTGGAGGACGGGCACCCACGGCAGATCCGGGGCCCGCTCCTGCAGGTCGAGGTAGGACGCGACGGTGCGGCGCTGGTGCTCGGCGACGGTGAGGCCCGTCTTCGCCAGCATGATCGGTTCGCACATCCAGTCCTGCGGGGCGGCCCAGGTCATGCCGCCGATCTCGTCGGCGTAGCGGCGGACCGCGGTGGCGTACTGCTGCGGGCTGGTCTCGAACTGGCCGTTGGCGGCGATCTCGGAGAAGGCGCCGGAGTCGAGGGCCCACGGGCCGATCGCGCGGGGCAGGGTGCGTCGGCGCAGGAGTCGGCGGTGGGAGACGAACAGGGGCACGGTGGTGCGCTCCAGCCAGCTGGGTTCGTGGGAGCCGAGCCAGAACGTCGGCGCGGTGCGGGTGGCGGTGTCAGGCACGGCTCGACCTCCTCTTGAGCGGCCGAGACCGGCCAACCCGGAGCGTGCGGACGCGGGGGATGGTGATCTGCCACCACGGCCAGGCGGTTGCCTGTCCGCCCCGTCGGGTGCCGCCCGGCGCGCCGGATGTCGGCTCGATCTCGAAGCGCCATGGGCCGATGCGGGCTGTGTGAGTTCTGGCTTGCCGGGCCCGGCGATGGAGGATCTCGGGTAGCGCGGCGGCGAGTCCGGCGCGTACCAGGTCGCCGCGGCTGGTGATCTCTGTGGTGTCGACGGCGGCGAGGTAGCGCTCGACGTCGTCGTCGGTGATCTCGATCGGCAGCTCAGGCACGGCGCTCGGCCTCCTCGGCATCCTCGGCCAGCGCGGGTTCGAGCCAGGACGGTTCGGGCCCGTCGTAGTCGTCGTCTCGCTGCCAGGACATGTACTGGTCGACGGTGAGTCCGCCGGTCCAGGACCGTTCGGGGGCGGCGCCCGGCAGGTCCGCGAGGGTCGGCGCGGCCGGCTGGCAGGTGCACGGCACGTCCTCGCGGCCGAGGCCGGATAGCACGCCGGAGCCGTTGCAGACGTAGCAGCCGCCGGGCTCCCCTGCGGGGTAGCGGTCAGGCACTGGCCTGCTCCTCGCTGGCGGCCGGGTCGGCGCGGGCGATGGTGGCGAGGGCCTGGCGGTCACGGTCGTTGAGCGGGCCGGTTCCGCAGGCGTGGGCGGTGATGCCGTCACCGGCGTCGACGGTGGTGCGGCGGCGGGCGGTCATGCGCCACAGCTCCCGAATCGATCAAGGTAATAATATTTTCCGGCCATCGCGGTCATGCGGTCTGACCTGCGCTTCCGTCGAGGGGTTTCATAAATCCGACCGGCGCCGAGGGCTTGATCGTCAGCGGTCCGGTGTCGCGGATCAACCCGACCGGGGTCGGCCGGGGCGGGAGCGCGGCGCGGGCGAGCGCGGCACCGCGGCGGGCTGCGGCGGCCGCCTCGGCGCGCTCGGCCTCGAGGCGGGCCTCGTGCTGGCGCTGTCGGGCTTCGAGCCGGCGGCGGCGGGTTTCGGACGGCGGGATGTGGATCAGTTCGCCGGTCTCGAGGTTGACCTGCGTCGAGCTGCCGTCGGGGATGTTGGCGGGGTCCCAGACGGCGGCGGAGGTCACGAACGGGCGGGGCCGGTCGTACGGGCCGGCGGGAGTCTCGTCGTCGGCGGGGATCACTGCTCGGCCTCGTGGAGGTCGCGGGCGGCGGCCCACAGGTCGCGCAGGATCGCCTTCGCGACGAGGCGGAGTGCGCGTGCGTGCTTGTGGCCGTCGGAGAGCGGCGAGCCTGCGGCAGCGGGCTTGCCGGCGGGGCCGCAGCGGATGCAAGGCGCGGGGTGCAGGGCCTCGGCGTACTTCCCCCGGCCGGCGTCGTACACGTCGCGGTAGGGGCTGTGCGGGGTGGGGTTGCCGTTCTTGTCGGGTGCGCCGGTGAACATCACGCATTTGCTGGCGATGACCCAGGTGCGCATTTTCGCGGTGGCGGACCAGTTGGCACGCTGGCCGCGACGGCGGACGGCAGCGACACCGGCGTCTACGGGCTGGGTACCGAAGGTGAAATGGCCGGTGTCGCTGCCGAGCTGGGCCCCGCCGGCGCGCGAACTATGGGCATCGACGCGTGTCTGGCCGGCGGGGAGTACGTGGTACCCGCTGAACGCCCACAGCTCGGACACCGTCCGGGGGCGCTCGCGCAGGTCGTTCCAGTATGGATCCCCGATCGCAGCGATGAGCCGGGCGGCCTGCTTCTCGCCGATGCCGATCTGCGCCTTGACCCACGGGCCGAGCGGGTGTTTCCGCATGCGCCGCTGGAGTTCCAGCACGGCGGCGTGCTCGACTTTGGCGAGTTGCTCGACCATGGCCGCGTATGGGGCGGCCTCACGGTCGCCGAGAGCGAACCCGCGCATCACGCCGTCGGAGTCGACCTCGTCGCGGGTGAGTTGGCGGAGCCGGTTTTCGGCTGCGATGCGGGTGCGCTCAAGGTCATCGACCATGTCTGCGGCGAGTGCCAGGAGTGGGTCGAGCAAGAGCGGGCCCCCGCCAGCGAAGCGGATATGGGCGTCGCTCGTGACTTGGCTGGCGGGGGTGCTGGCGACCGGGGCGGTGTTCCTTTGGGCGTCGGGCCAAGCATGGCCCCGGTCGGTCTGGTGCTCCTCGGGCGGGCCATCGATGGGCATCGGGACCTGTATGGCCCGAGGAGCGGTCTGTGCCCCGCCGACGGTGACCGTATGGGCATCGTCTCTGGCCTGGTCGGCGGGGAGTTGGGCGGCCCGGACGTTGGACTGTTGGTCGTCGACCTGCGGATGGTCCGGGCCGAGTCTGGTTCCCGCAGGCGCGCGGTGGATGGGCTCCGACCTACATGTGGCCTGCGGGAGGTTGGGGTCCCCGACGGCGACGTTCCCATGGGGGTCGTAGAACACATGGCCGTCGGGGAAGTCTGCCGCCAGGGCGGGCGAAGGCTGGGCGTCGCTGCCCGCATGGCCCTGGCGTAGGTCGAGGGTACTCACGCCGCCGCCGCCTCACGGTCCAGCACGGACGCCAGTACCCGTGCCGGCAGGTCGGCAACGACCTTCGCCTTCGGGTCCGCCTCGAGCGCCGCGCGGAGGTCGGCGTACTCGTCGGCGGTCGCGAGGTTCCGCGCGGCCAGCGTCCGCCGCAGGCCGATCGCCGCGTCGAGGTCGCCCACGGTGCAGTCGGCGAGGAACTTCCGGCCGCGCTCCTCGGCGCCCACCCAGATGTTTTCGCGGAGCCGGCGGCGCCACATCTCGCCGCGGATCGCTGCGACCTTCGACGACCGGACTGGCCGCGCGGGGGCGGTGCTGGCCTCACTGGCCGGTCGGATCGGGGCGGGTCGGACCGTGGGGATTGGCCGGCGGGCGTCCATCCGCATCTGGCCGAGGACCTGCGTCACGAACGACGGCAGGCAGGCGGCCAGAGCTGCGGCGTAGTGCTCGGGGTCGAGGGCGGTCAGGACGGTGGCGGCGAGGTGCTGCGGGTCGGTTTCGCTGGTCATTGTCGCGGTGCCGCGGATTATCAGGCGAAGGTCGAAGTCGGTCACGCGGTCTCCCGGGCTGGTGGGCGGCAGGGCTGCGTCGAGCGGGTCGAAGTCGTCCCCGCGGCCGAAGCGGGTCACCAGGTCACCCGCCGCCGGTCCGGGCCGTCGAGCTTGACGGCGACGGCGCCGCCGGTGAGTCGGGACATGACCCGCTCGCCGTACCGGGCAGCCAGGTCGGCGTACGGGACGTTCGTGGTGATGATCTGCCGGAGACCGGAGCGGATCCGGGCGTCGGCGAGGCCGGTGATCTGCTCGACGCGCCACTCGGACGGCTTCTCGACCCCGAGGTCGTCGAGCAGCAACAGGCCGGCGGTACGGGCGGTGCGCAGCGCGGACGGGTCGCCCTCTGGCGCGATGTCGACCAGCAGATCGGGGACGGTCCAGGCGGCGATGTCTGCGCCGTGCTCGGCGGCGTGGTTCGTGAGCGCGTAGGCGGCGTGAGACTTCCCGACTCCGACCCGCCCGGCGATGATCAATGTGCGGGCGGGGCCGGTGAGCCAGTCGAGCATGATCCGCCGGTGGGTGGGGTCGACGTCGTCCATGCGGGCGTCGGCGAACGCGGTGGGGCGCTGGCGGCGGTAGCGGAACGCTCGGGCGTGGGTCTGGCATGCGGGGCAGCGGCGGACACCGTCGTCGCCGTGGGTCCAGCCGGCGTCGCAGCCGGGCGCGGCGTTGGGGTCGTGGGGGCAGGGGCAGTTCGACAGGCCGCAGGTGAGCCGCTCGGCCTGGGTCGCAGGCACGAACCGGGGCGGGTTGGCGAGCATGCGGCGGGCGAGGTCGCCGAACAGGCCAGGGTCGGTGGTGGTCATGCGCCCTTCATCCATTCGTCGATCGAGAGGACGGTTGCGGTGAACTCGGTGGTGGTGTCGTTCGGGTCGCGGCGGTAGATGCCTGCGTTCGGGTCGGGCCCGGAGCGGCGCGTGGTGCTTCCGCTGCTGAACCGGCGGGAGTTCAGGACCCAGGTGATCCAGGCCTTCTCCCAGCTCTCCCAGCGGGTACCGCGGCCGATGTGGTGCGCCTTGAAGTGTTCGAACATGTCTTCGATGGCGCCGGCCGGGACGCCCTTCTTGATCGCGTAGGCGCGGTGCTTGTCGGTGAGCGCGTAGTCCTCGGGCATCCGGGTGGCGCGGGCGGTCCGCTCGGCTGCAGTCGGCCGGGGTCGCTTCGGCTTCGGGGCCGGGGCCGGCGGTGCCGCGGGGGGCTCGTCGGGCAGCAGCGAGGTCTGACCGTCGTCGTCCGCCGTGTGTGTCTCGGCGTGCTCGCACGCCATAGAYGGTTCAAAGGACGGTTCAACAGGACGGTTCAAGGACGGTTCATTCCTTATAAGGGCAGATGTCGTGGACGACAGGTCAGATTTGTCGTCCACGACAGGTGACGACCTGTCGTCCAGTTCAGGTGACGACCTGTCGTCGGCGACAGGTGAGGAATCCGCTGACCTGTCGCCCACGACAGGGGTAGATGAGGTGTCGTCCACGACAGGTGAGGTCTTCTTCTTCGGCTTCGGACGGGCCGGCCGCGGAGTCGCCTTCTCCGGCTTCTTCGGGTCCCTGCGCCGCCCCATCGCGAGGTGGTAGACGCCGGGCCGGTGGCCGCCGGGGATGTGCTCGACGACCTTCTCTTCGCCCTCGACGATCAGTCCGAGTTCGACCAGGTGCTCGAGGTCCCACATCACGGACCGCTCCGACTTCCGGGTGTACCGGGCGAGCGTGGCGAGCTTCGGGTAGGCGTTCCGCCCGTCGGGGCCGGCGTGGTTGGCCAGGCCAAGGAGGGTGGAGACGAGGGTTGCGGGGACGCCGGGCGCGTCGTTCAGCACCCAGGTGATCGCTTCGATGCTCACTCGACGCCACCGATGGTGACGGAGTCGACGTCGGCGCGCCCACGGACGCGTCGGCATGGCAGAATCACTACTGCACCGCTCTTTCTGTGTCGCAACAAAGGGGTGGTGCAGCGCCCGACCTGCTTCCAACAGGGAAGGCGCATCGCCCTCGGGCGGGTGCCGATCGGGTGGGTCTCAGCCACCCGATCGGATACCCCGAGGTCTTCCCACACTCTACCCCGAACGGGGTCATTCCCGGCGTGCACCGCACGTCCTTCCGTGTGCTCTCCCGGCCCGCACACCGGCATGTGAAAATCGCCACCCTGACCAGGGCAGATGGCATTCTTCGCCAGGCATGGGAAAGCCCCGGAACGCCCTCCCCGCAGGCTTTCCGGAGTTATCCCCAGCGCTTTCCACAGGCTTTCCGTCACGCACCTCCGACCCAGCCGACGAGCACCCGGATATCGGTCGCCGGTACGGCTGCGGCGAGCACGGCCACCAGCCCGCACAGTCGGCGCCGTCCGGTCTCGTCCCGGGCGAGCGCGGAGACCAGCCCCCAGACGAGTTCGGGCCGGCCGGCGTGGATCTGTTCGCGGGCCCAGGTGGCGTCCGCGAGCGTCTGCCGTTCGGCGGGTGTCGACCCGGGCGCAACCGCGGTCACGCCGCACGCCCCAGGCCCAGCTCGGCCAGCAACTGCTCACCCAGGAACCGCGTATACGCCGGCGGAATCGCCTCGGACAGCTCGTCGCCGCTCATCCAGTCGATGCCCATCGCCTCCGGGCCGACGTAGGTACCGACGTCACCGGTGATGGAGATGTGCCAGCCCTGCGCCCACCGCTCCCGCCGCCGGCTCGTCGCGGTGCGGATGACGTGCGGCGGGTGGGTCGGCGCGGCGAGGATCAGGCCGTACGACGGTTCGAAGCGCCGGTGTCGGTAGGTCCGCAGACCGAACATGCCGCCGCATAGGACGACCGAACCGGCCTTGTCGAGCGGGGCGGGCATGACGTTCTCGATGACGTAGATCCCGTCCCAGGCCATCAGCAGGTCCCGGGTCGGCGCGATGAGGTCCGGGTAGGTCTTGTGCGGGCTGAGCGCGCCGAGCGCGCTGTGCGCCTGGCAGGGCGGGCTGGCGTGGACGACGTCGTACTCGTGGCCATGAGCGGCGAGGTACTCGAGAGCGTCGCCCTGGATGAAGCCGAACGGGTATCGGGGCTGAGGTGCGATGTCGACGCCTGTGACGTCGAAGCCGGCCAGGTGGTAGCCGTATCCAGCCCCACCCGCCTTGCAGAAGAGGTCGAGCAGGCGCGGGCGGGTCACGGCGTCTCACCTCGAGCGGCGCGCACCGCGGCAGCACGGGCATCCATCCAGCCCTGCGCGTACGCCATCCCCTCCACCGCGTCCATGTCCCCGGGCACCACCGGCCGGGCCGGGATCGCGGCCACCGCCTCGAGGCATGCGCGCAGCACGCTGGCCGGCTCGAAGCCGGCGCACTGGCCGTTGTCGGTGCCGACCCGCCGCTCGGGCAGCCGCGTCGTGGCAGGGAGCAGGTCGTGTTCGATGTCGAGCCGGCCGCAGGCACAGCGGGACACCGACGGCCAGGGCGCGGCGGTCATGCAGCATCACCTGCCGCGGCGGCGCGACGGCGGGCATATGCCGCGGCGTTCACCCGCCGTGCCTCCGCCTTGCACCCCGCGCACCTACATCCCGAGCAGTACCGGGTCCAGGTGCCGTGCGGGCGCCCCTCCCGGCGGCTGATCGCCGCGCCGCGGCGCAGCAGGTCAGATCGGTTCTTGCTGGCCCACCGGTCGGTGGTGCGCTCACGCCGGTCGACCCGCCACAGCCGGGACGGGGTTTCGCCCTCATGCCACAGCGCGAGGTAGCGAGTGCGTGCCCGACGGACCCGCTCCGTGAACGTCCTGTAATCCAGGCCCATCGCTGCCGCCGCCGCGGCGTAGGTGCCCATGGTCGCCAGCGCGGTGAGCGCCGCCCGGTCCCGGTCGTTCAGCTCCGGCCAGATCCGGGCCAGGGCCTCCCGCTCGACAATCCGATGCTCGGGCGACGGCGTCGGGCCGCCAAGGTCGAGCCAGTAGACAGCGTGCCGCGGCGCGGCGGCGCCGCGACTGTTGATGCCGTGGTGGTGCCGGTAGTCGTGCCACTGCGCCTCGACGGCGTTTGAAGCGGCCACGGACAGGTCCCGGCGGGACGGCGGCTCGTCGGCCTCTGCGAGGGTCATGACGACCGCATCCCAGGCCGCCTGATACCGGTCGTCGGCGTTGCCGGCGCGGCTGGCGGCCATGGTCATGCCGATGCGGGCGTGACGGGCGACGTCGGCCATCGTGTAGCCGTGGGCGACATGCATGCCGGCGGCGGTCACTGTGTCCACTCCAACTCGGCCGCCGTGTAGTGCGGGCCGTCCGGCCGGCGGTCGGTGCCGCACACGCACGAGCGGCAGCCGCAGCACAGCCGCACCCCGCGGGACCGGCGGTCGCACACCCGGCGGACCATGCCGGCAACCTGGGACGCCGCCGCCCACTGCTCGGCGGTCACCGCGCCCGGGTCTCGCCCGGCGTCGGTCACACCCGACCAGTCCGGCAGCGCGCCGAGAAGCAGCGCGCGGACGGCGCGGGCGTTGCGCTGCCGGGGCAGCGTGCACAGGTCGCCGAGGACCGGCGTGCCGTCGCCGAGCAGGATCTGCCAGGTGCCGCGGTGGGTCTTGCGCACCTCGAGGCCGCCGGCAACGTCGGCCGGGCGGGTGGCGGTCACAGGACGCCGCCGGTCGGCACGTCCACCACACGCGGAGCCCGGACGGGACGGCGGGTCCGCGGTACGGTCCGGGTCGCCCTGCGGTGGACGGGCCTGCCGTCGTCGGCGAGGAGCGCCTCCAGGTCGACCAGCGGGCCCTGCCACTCCGGGCGGGCCATCGCGGCACGGCAGCGGGCGGCCAGCGCGGCGAGCGGGACGACCAGCGTGGGCGAGCCGACCGGGCAGCCGGGATGCGGCGCGGCGCACCAGTGGGCGCCGAACAGGCCGCTACCGCCCGCCTCGTAGGCGAGGACGGCCAGGCCGCGGGCGTACAGCCCGTACGCGGCCTCGGACCGACCGGCGGTCTGCGGCAGGAACATCATCGAGTCGGCCATGCCGACCAGCGCGGACCAGCCTGCCGGCAGGCCCACCCGGCGGCGCCGCTCCTGCGACCAGCCGGCCATCTCCGCCATGTGCAGCGGGACGGCGACGAGCAGGTGGTCGAGCAGGGTCTGCGCGGCTTCGGCCTCGGTGCGGGCGTTCCGTCCGGGCGGCGCCGGCGTCCAGATGGCGGACGGCGGTGCGGGGTCGTCGAGCGCGGCGAGCAGGTCGAGCTGCTGCACCGGCGTCTCCTCTCTACGGGTGGCGCCCCGGGCCGCGGTGTCGTGGTCACGCGGCCCGGGGCGGGGGTGGGTGGGGGCTGGCCGTCGACCGGCTATGCCGCACAGCGGGTGCCACCGTGGGTCCGATGGCAGACGGCCATCCGGCCAGCACCCACCCGGCTCGGGCGGCTAGCGGAGGGTTCCGACGTTCTCCATCCGGGTGCCGTCTGGTGCGTCCACGACCAGGACTGCGCTGTACGACGGCGCGTACTGACGGCTCTCGTCCGGCCCGGACGTGAAGCTCAGCGGCCACTGCGGCAACGGCAGCCCCTCGTCGGTCTGGCCGACTCCGACGTGCCAGCAGCCGTCGAAGGCGAGGTGCACGCGCATCGCCACGCCGTCGGGGGCGATGAGGTCACCCCTCCACGGCTGGTTCCCGTAGTGGTTGAACTCGTCGGCGCCGGGGCATCCGGAGACCTCGACGAGGTCGTCGGACGCGCCGTAGAAGGTGATCAGCATCAGTGCTGCCTCTCGCTGCTGTGGTGGGTGGTCTGGTGGGCGGGGCGTCTCGGGGTGGGACGCCCCGCCCGGCCCGGCGCTGGCCTCCCCGGGGGTAGGGCTGCCGGCGCCGGGCGGTCTCATCGGCTCAGGTGCCGCCCTCGCCACCCACAGCCATCACCACCCGTCGCCGGGCCCGCTGGCTCTCCAGCAGCGCCAGCCGGGTAGCGACCAGCTCCGGGTTCGCCCGCTCCACCGGGCTCAGCCCGCCCCAAACCCCGTGCCGGCCGGCCTCCGTCCGCTCGGCCGCCACCCCGTAGCGCAGGCACTCCAGGCGCACCGGGCAGCCGTGGCACCAGCGGGCCGCGGCGGTCCGGTAGGCGTTGGTCACGTAGACGCCGACGCCCTCGGGGAACATGGCGTCCATGGCGTCCGGGTCGCCGGCGCAGGCGCCGCGCCGCCGCCAACTCAGGTCGGGCGCGGTCACTGGCCGGCCGCCGGGTCAGTCGCGGCCAGCGCGCCTACCGCGATCTCCACCGCGTCACACTCGTCGCAGCAGGACAGCTCCGGCTCCTCGGACCACGCGAGGTTCTCCTCCGGGGTCGCGCGCTTCTGATCGCGGGTCCGCTCCAGCGCGGCCCGGAGCCGGGCGGTGCGCTCCTTCTCCCGGTCCAGCAGATGCCGCACATCCGACGCCGCCACGATCACCATGGCCGTCACGTCCTCGTCCGTGAACGGACCCAGCTCGGGATGTGCCGCCGCGCCGGCGTCGACCTGGGCGCGCAGCACGGGGAGCAGGCGGACCGCGTCCGCGCGGGTGGCGATCAGCCGGTCCCGCTCGGCGCGGGCCTGCTCCAGCGCCAGGTGTAGCCCGCCCTTGGTGCAGGGCCAGACCGCGCCGCAGTGCCTGCACTCGACGCCGTCGCGGTCTGGCTGGTGCTGCGCGGCGTCGTCGACGAGGTGCGCGACCTCGGCCACGTCGATCGGATCGGTGATCGGCTCGGTCACTGCGTTCCCCCGATGGTGTGCCGCGCGGCGGCGGCGATGGCCTGTCCGTGCTCGTAGTCGTTGGTCCCCCACCACGTCGAGGCAGCCCGCTCGGCCGGGGTGGCGGCTTCGCCCCGCTCGATGCGGGCGAGCGCGGCGAGCGCCTGGTCCCGCTCCCGCTCGGCCGTGTCCAAGGCGTCGAGCAGCTCGGGCAGCGCGTTGACGGCGGCGGCGATCAGCCGGGCGTCCGTCCACGCCTGCGGTAGCTCCGGCGCGCCGCAGTGCGCGAGCGCCCACACCCCGCCGACGCGGATGACGGTGACGCTGCCGGTCTCCTCGACAACGTCGGCGCGTTCGATCGGTTCGGCGGCGGCGAGGAGCTCGCGGAGTCCGGCGCGGTCGACGGCCATCAGCGGGTCACCGCCGAGCCGTCGACCACCGCGCGCGGGTCCTGGTCGACGCAGTAGTCCGCGACGGCCGGGCTACCCAGCCAGCACACCGACACCGGATCCACCGGCGGCGTGAACCGCGGGATCGGCAGCGGGCTGATCGAGTCGACCGGCACCGTGGCCGGCGCCGGGTCGTAGAAGGCGGTGTACGACCCGCCGCCGACCGCGATCGCCGCGGCGACGCTGACCGCGAGCCGGCGCACCGGGATCGGCCGCCGGCCGCGATGCGACGTCTTCACCGGGCACCCGCCTGCGCCTCGAACGCGGCGATCTCCTCGGGGCTGACACCGACGCCGTCCGGCGGCGCAGGCTCCCCAGCCTCCGGAGCCGCGAAGCTCACCGCCCGCTGACGCAGGAGACCGCGCAGCTCGTCACGGACGCTCTCGTCGGCCAAGCCGCCGCGGACCGCACTGTTCACCGCGCGGCCGAGCGACTCCAGCGCGGCCACATCCGCCACCACGTCAAACCGGGCCTGCCACTCCGCCCGCCACTGGGCGCGGTCGGCGTCGGTCACCGGTGGCCGCTCATAGCCAGGCTCGCCCGGCAGCGGTGGCCCGGACTGCGGGCGGGCGCGCTGCATGGTCTGCTGCGACTCGTCCGGCTTCGCCCGCCCCTTCGCGGCCCGCTGCCCGCGGCGCGCGCCCTGGGATGCCGCCGCCGCGTCGTCGTCCTCACCTTCCGGCGCGACGCCGGTCATGCAGCACAGCGCGTACCGCCGCGCGTAGGTGATCGCCCCGCCGACGTCCTGCGGGCTCACCTGCCCCGGCATCGGCAGCGGCCACATGCCGCCGTCCTCTTCGCCGGAGACGTGCTTGAGCCGGTAGACCAGCATGAACCGGCCGTCGACGAGCGTCGTCTTCGTCGACCAGGACAGGCCGACCTTGCCGAGCATCGGCAGGATGATCCGGCTGACCGCGGGCAGGTCGGCGTAGTCGTAGGTGTACTTGCCGCCGCTCTTCGTTGCCACCTCGGCGGTGCGGGTCTTCGCGATGTCGGGCAGGTTCGCCTGGATCACGGCGAGGGCCTCGTCGTACGTCGCGGGGATCGTGGTCTCGTCGCTCATGCCGCCACCGCCGGAGTCGTGAGAGGTTCGCCGATCAGGTCGCGGGCGCCCTCGCAGAAGGCGGCGATCTGGRCGGCGTAGAGGAAGGTGCGGAACTGGTCGGGGCCGGCCTCGACGGGAACGAGGTCGTATCCGTCGGCGCGGACCCAGACGACCGCCGTCTCTGTCACGGGCGGCAGGTCGATCTCCTTGCCGCCGTCGAGGTAGACGTCGGCGTACCGGTAGGCGGCGAGCTGGAGAGCGGTCTCGCCGTAGACGCCCGAGCGGGACGTCTTGATGTCCAGCAGCATCCGGCCGATACCGGGGACGTCGGCGATCAGGTCGAGGGTGCCGGCGTAGCCGTGCTTGTAAGAGATGACCGGCGTCTCGGCGATGACGGAAGTCGGGGCCCACTCGTCGAGGAAGTCGACGTAGCTGGCGACGTACCCCTCCAGTTCCTCGGGCACGGACACCGCCTCGCCGGCCTCCAGGCGGACGGCGAGTGCGTGGACCTTCGTGCCGCGCACAGCCGCCGCGTCCCGCTCGGCGTTGTGGGCGCCCTTGAGTCGCTTGAAGCGGGCCGAGATGGGCAGGTCGGCGAGCTCGTCCCAGTGGTCGATCGCGTGCGCGGCGACGGTCTCGGCGGCCCAGTTGGTGAGCTGCTTCGGGATGCCTTTGTTGATGATGGTGGTGACGCCGGGGACCTTGATCCCGTTCGCGTCGCGGTAGCTGTGCCCGCGGCCGTGGTTCCGGCGGGTGATCGGCGGGGCGAAGTTCACGCTTCCCACCTGCCGCCGAGCTCCGCCCAGCCCGTCACCATCTGGACCGCGAGACGATGCGAGCAGCCCTCCCAGCCGTTCCGGATCGGGTGCTCACCGCACTCCCACCGGTACTCGTCCAACGTCACCCGCACCCGGACCGACAGGCCGTGCGCGTCCTCAGCCGGGGCGATGTCCGCGATCACGCTGTCGGGCGGCAGGTTCAGGTTCCGGCGGGACAGCGCGAGGACCGTGACCCGGCTGGAACGCAGGTAGTCCAGCGCTTTCGCCCGGTGCGGGTTGGCCGGCGCCGCCTGGCGGACGGTGCGGGGCCGCGCGGGGGCGGTCACAGCGCCGCCCCCGCAACCCCGCGAGACGCGGCCTCGAACAGCTCCCACTCGCGGTGCGCGCCCTGGGCGACCATCGCCCGCGCCAGCCGAACCTGCTGCGCCAGCGCCGACCGGACCACCGGCCCGTCGCAGTGGGCCAGCTCCCGGGCCTGTGCTTCCACGCACCGGACCAGTGCGGCCTGCACCGCCGCCTTGACGCCGGACAAGGTCGTGTAGCCCAGCAGCTCCGACCGGGCCCGGCTCATCTCCAGGTTGGTGGGGTCCATGCGCTCGGCGTCGACGAGCGGCTCTCCGAACCAGATCGTCACGTCAGCACACCCCCGTGGCGGCGGCGAGCAGGGCGATCAGCGCGGTGGTGGACGGCGGCAGGTCCTGCGGGCGGCGCTCGATCGGCGGACGGCCGGGGTAGGTGCGGCCGGGGATGCGACGCGGGAGCGGCATGGTGGCCGGCTCCGGGTCGTCGACCGGCGAGGCCGGGTGGGTTACGGTGGTGGTCAACAGGTCCTCCTGCGTGGGTGCGGGCCGATCTGGGACGCCCGGCTGGTGAGACAGCCGGGCGTCTTGCATTTCGGGGGTCACGCGGCCGACGACTTCGGCCGCACCTGGTGCTGACGCGAGTCACGGGGGAGCGCGGGCGTTCGCGGCGGGGCCTTCTGGCTCGGCGCCGTCTGCGCGTTGATCCGGTGCTCGGCGATCCATCGGTGGATCTCGGCGACCTCGACGTAGCGGGTCTTGAACCGGGCGAGCTGGATGTACTCCATGTCGCCGTCGTCGAGCAGGCGCTCCAGTGTCGACTTCGCGACACCCATGACCTTCGCCGCCCTCGGCAGCGTCAGTAGGAGCGGCTCGGAGCCGATCTCTGCATTCGCCATGCGTCAGGATGAACTCAGATGAATTCAGATGTCAACGGTTTCGGTGGCACTGCATGCATCGATGTGCGACCGTTGTCCTGACCGGGCGTTGGCCTGTCGTGGGCCCTCGGTAACTAAGGTGAACCTTCGCTTGAGTTCAGGTGAGTTCATCCGGAGCGATCTGCCATCATCACGAGCTATGCCCACGGGACATCAGAGCGAGGACGAGGCGGGGAGTCGTCGCCGCCTGGGACGCCTCATCGATGAGCAGCGCGAGGCGCTCGGCAAGTCTCAGGTGGAGGTCGCCAAACATGGGGTGACCTACCAAAAGATCTTGGCTGGAGATTCGAGCGTGTCCGAGCGGACGCTGCGGCGGGCCTTCAGGGTGATCGGCTGGGATCCGACCTCACTCCCAGGCGTACTCGCTGGCGGCAACCCGCGCCCCGCATCCCCGGACTCGACGCCTGCGCCGGAGAGTGACCCTCGGGTGGCCTTCGAGGTAGGAGGCATGGTTGCCAGCGGCTGGCCCGCCATGACCGAGCAGGAGCGCCAATCTGTCCGAGATGCGGCGGAACGTGCGCATAGGCGCCTCCATCGCGAGGACGACGAGGACAACGCCCCGTAAACCGCCCCCCCCCCGGCCCCGTTGCTGCCTTATCTGTGCTTCTCTACCCGATCTGCTACATGGGTGTAGCCGGCTGGGGGAGCGATGGATCGGGAACCCGCATATATCTACACAGAGCTACCGGGGGAGGGGCGCGTGCTGGTGTTCCAGTGGCCCGATGAGTGCAGGGTCGCGTTCGTTGATCGGTCAAAGTTCGCGACCAGGGACGAGGAGCGGATCGCCATCCGTGGCGCCCTGCGGCAGGCGGGCCGTCCGTGAACAAACCGAGGGCGCTCCGCAACAAGGACGGTGTGACCACCGGCTACAAGGTCGAGGTCAAGTGGCGCGGCCAGCGGTACTACTTCACTAGGCGGACCGCCGCCGCCGCTGAGACCTGCTGGGCGAAGGCCATCGCCGATCTTGAAGCCAACATCCACCCGTACGACCGGTACAAGCACGAGAAGCCACAGGCTGCCGAGGCCCCGAAGGCGATCACGTTCGGGGAGTGGATCGCCGACTGGCATCCGAAGCGTCGGCTGACGCCGAAGACCCGGTACAACCAGACCACCTGCATCAAAGCCCATGTCACCCCGGATCTCGGCGATGTGCCGCTCATCGATGGTGAGATGACCCGGTCCCGCATCCAGGAGTGGGTGTGGGCGCTGGAAGAGGAGTACGCGCCGCGCTACGTGCGCATGATCTACGGGATTGTCCGCCTGGCGCTCAACGACGCCATCGACGAGCCGTCGGTCCCGCTCACTGCGAGTCCAATGGTTCGTATCCGGTTCGAGGAGATGGACCCCACCGGGCGCCGCGCGCTCACGCCAGAGCAGGTGGCCGCGGTCGCCTCGCGCTGCGGCATCCACTCGACGCTCGTCTGGTCGCTGGCGTTCACCGGCGCGCGGATCGGCGAACTCCTGGCGCGCGACGTCTCGGACTGGTCGTGGCGGACGGGCATCACGATCGCTGGCCGGCCGGTCGAGGTCGACGAGTCGAAGCCCCGTCAGCGAAAGAAGGGCACGAAGAAGACGAAGGCGTCGAAGACGGCGGCGGGCGCGCGGACGATCAACCTGTGCGCCAGCCACAACGCGATGCTCCGCGACTACGCCGGTACACGCCGGGAGGGTCCGCTGTTCGTCGGGCGCTACGGCAAGCGGGCGGACTACCACTCCGTCTACGAGACGGTGATGAGAGCGGCAGTGGCGGCGCGGGCGGCGAAGATCGACGTCCCGGCGGGGTTCTCCCCGCACTGGCTGCGCAAGACGRCACGGACGTGGGGCTCCGAGGACAAGGCTCAGCGCATCGCCCTCGACTACCGGATGGGTCACGCCACGCCGGGCATGGAGGGCATCTACGAGGAGCCGACGCCCGCCATGCTCGACGAGATCGCGAAAGGGCTGGAGGTCCGGTGGCAGCGGGCCATGGCCGCCCCCGGCCTGCTACGCATACGCAAGACTGCTTAG